ATGAAAGTCATGATGGAGAAATCGAGGGGGGCCGCGCGCCCCCGCAGGGGAGGAAAAAGCATGTTCTTACGCACGCTACCTGTGCTGTCGCTGCTGGCACTTTCGGTGCTCCTGACCACCGTCCTTGCCACGCCGAACGGAGTGCGTCCGGGGGACGCGGGGACGCAGGCCGCCCGGCCGGCGAAAAGCGCCGAGGCGGCGCAGAGGGAGGAGAAGCAGGTGCGGGACGTTCGACTGACGATCACCCCCGTCGCCTACAGCCGCAAGTCTTACGGGTACGAAGCGGCGGCCACCTTCAAGGCCGGGGAGAAGGTCATCGTCAGGCTCACCATGCTCAACACGGGCGACGCGTCTCTGGAAGTTGAGACCGGCGACGGCTACCTGCGCCACCGCCTGCGGCTGCTGAAGGACGGGCAGCCGCAGCACTACCGCAAAGGGGTGGTCGAACTGATGCGCGCCAAAGACCAGGCCGGCTCCAGCCTCGGCGGCCCGCGGTTCACGACGACGCTCACCCCGAACAATCCGACGGAGGTGGAGTCGTTTGACCTCGAACGCTGGTTCGAGAGGCTGGAGCCGGGGCACTACGAGTTAACGCTCCGGCGTTACTCGCAGTGGAAGGGCAAGCCGGCCGACTCCAACACGGTGTCGTTCGACGTCGTCCCGTAACCGCGGGCGACTTCCCTACTCAAGAAGAGCACGCCTCCCGCTGGCGGGGGCGTGCTCTTCTTTTTTACGCGGGCCTCAGGCCGAACATATCCAGCCCCGTCTAAAAGTCCACGCGCAGCCCGACGCGCACCGTCCGCGGGCGGAGCGTGCGCGTCGGGACGAGGAAGGTGTCGTCGAAGGCTCGGCGCTGCGCGTCGGTCGCGCCGGGGCGGAGCGCGTTGAAGTTGACGAACTCGGCGCCGAAGGTGAAGACAGTCTGGTTGAGCACGTTGTCCACCTCGACGGCGGGGCGCAGGCGCGCGTGGCCCGCGAGGCGGAACTCTGCGCGCAAAAACGATAATCGCGAGGCTTGATTCACGATAACGGCCAGAATTTCATATTGACAGAGTCAAAACTCAAAGCCGCTAAACAGAGAGGGAGGGAGCCCCGCGGCTCCCTCCCTCTCTATCCTGAGCAATGTGTGAGGTCAATCCCCCATCACAGCCCCAAGAAGGTCCTGAAGTAGTTGAAGGCTTTCTGGTTCCCGGCCGTGCTCAGATGCACCCCGTCAAACGTGAGGTCGGTGGCGTTGCTCCATCCTGGTATCGCGGTGCCATCCACAAAATTACACCACGGGCGGGCGGCGCACGCCGTTTGAACCTGTGAGCGATACTGCGGCAGGGTGTTGCCGTAGTTGTTCGCCGCCTCGTTCGCCCGCGGCGTCATCGACTGCGCGTAGATCGCGGCGGTCGGGCGCGCGACGTGCAACTCGTCGAGGAGCGCGGCGTAGGCCGTGCCGAAGCTGGCCGCACTTTGCTCCCCAAAACCAACGCCGCCGTAGTCATTCGTCCCGATGCCGAGCCAGATCACGTCCGGGCTCTGCGTCGCTATCTGGTTGACAAGCGTGGCCCGGGCCGGCGCGTTCGGCGCGTCCTGCACCAGCGAGCGCCCGCCCCATGCCTCCAGCGCCACCGAGCCGGGGTAGACGTCACGCAGCAGCATCGTCCACCCCTCCCGCGTGTCGCCCACCGTGATCGAGTCGCCGTACGCGACGAGATGCGGCTGCCTGTTACTCACCGCCTTGATCTGCGCCGGGGCGTTGAAGGTCACCTTGCGGAGCCACGTCCCGACGAGCGTGGTCACTTGCAGGAATTGAGTCCCCGACCACACCTCCACCGTCTTCTGACCCGCGGGCAGCGCGACCGTGAGGGTGGCGACGGCGCTGCTGCTCTGCGGCGCTTCGACCAGGGCGTAGTCCGCCCCGTTGACGCGGACGTTGAACGAGCGCCCCCGCGCCAGCGCCTCGTTGTTGGAGGTGTAGACCTGGACGTCCATCGAGGTCGCCGCCGTGGTGAAGATCGCCCGGCTGTAGGGCAGGGCGTAGGTGAACCCGCCGGGCTGCGCGCTGGCGTGCGCGGGCGCGCGAGAGTCGAAAAGGCTGTAGGGCTGGATGACGTGCTCCAGGCGGGCCGTCGTCTCGTCCTTCAGGGGGTAGGAGAGCACCGCCTGATTCTCGTAAAGCTCGGCCCGCTCCTCGGAGGTGAGCGCCTTCCCCCAGAAGCCCACGAACCTGACGGAGCCGTTCAGGCGCAGGGCCGCCCCCGGCGCGAGGGTGGCGCCGATGGCGAGCGTCGAGGTGTAGGGGTGGGGAATGAGTGCGACGGAGGTGCAGTCCGCCGTCCCGCCGTTGACCTGGATGCAGGCTTGCACGGTCTGAGCGTCGTACCAAGCGACGACCAGGTAGTCCACGCCGGCCGAGGGGGCGCCGGCCGAGGAGGCCGTGACGCCGACCTGCGTGTTCCCTCCGGGATAGACATTCCACCTGAACCTGTCGAACCCGTCCGCGGCCGAGACGTAGTTGAGCGCGTACTCGTTGGCGCTCGCCCCGTCGGTCTTCGACAGGATCGACTGCGTCGTCGCCTTGCTGTTGAGCCGGAAGCGCGCGGCGTAGGTGAAGCTCTGGTAGGTCGTCGGATCGAGGGTCGAGTTGTTCGCGACGGAGAGGTGATTCAACCCGCTGAAGTTGGCCCCGGCCGAGTCGAAGGTGACCGCGCCGTTATTCGTCAGATGATTCGACCCGTGCGAGTCGTTGACGTTGTTCATCATCCAGAGGGAGATCAAGGAGTCGTTGAGCGTCGAGCGTGAGAGCGTCCCAACCGCGCCCCAGTTCCGCAGGAGCGTAAGCAGCTCCTTGATCGCCTCCGTGTTCGACTCGACCGTCGCCTCCGGGTCGGCAATCTTGTAACCCTGGGCGCCGACGACCTGCGTGCCGTTGACCTTTAAGGCCGTCGCGTTGACGGCGCCGCCGGAGTCGCGCTCGACGATGGTGGCGGCCGTGGCCGACGTGGTCGCGGTCGTGCGCGCGTTGGTGAAGGTGCCGGTCGTGATCTTCGCGGCGTCGAGCGAGGGTATCTGCGCGCTCCCCAGCGCGCCGGTCGTGATCTTCGACGCGTCGAGGTTAGGGATTTCTGAGGCCGTGAGCGTGCCCCACAAGCTCTGGCCCGCGCCCACACCGCGCAGGACCGTCCCCAGGGAAGGCGTCGAGGCCCCGTAGCCGAGCTTCGCCTGTGTGGCGATCACGGACTGGACGACCGTGTTGTGGTGCGACGAGAGGATGGGGAGCCTGACCGCCGCGGCGGCGAGGTGGGAGGCGGCGGCCGTGCCCTCGCGCCCGCGCAGCAGCCCCGTCAGCGTGTTCGTGGACTTGCCCGTGTAGTAGATGATCTCCGTGCCGACGACGACGGCGCCGGACGTCGGGAACTTGGCCCCGCTCGCTAGAGTCATCGAGGTGTCGGAGTTGCCGATGGGGGCGGAGAGGGTCGAGGAGGCCCCGTCGGCTGCGCGGAAGAGGGAGTCCGCGGTGTCGAGTGCCGGGGGGAACTTGACCGTCCCGGGCGTGTCCTGCGCGGCGGCCCGGGGGGCGGCCGCGGCGGCCAGGACCAGAAGCAAAAGGAGGCGGGTGATTAATTTACACATGGTCTCTTATCCTCGTGGCTGAAGTTCAGAACGCGACGCAGCGCCAGCCGCCGCCCGCGTAGATGCACAGCTTTAAGTTGGTCGTGTCGTAGACGAGGGGCACGCGCCCGGTCTGACTCGTAGGCGTCCCCGTGGGCAGCCCCGGCACGGTGGGGATGTAGACGAAGCCGTCGGTCGCCCCGGTCGAGACGGAGCCCGACGTCAGCACGACGCTGCCCGCGCCCGTCACGGCGAGGTGGGAGGTGTAGCCCGCCGCGGGCGTGCCGCCGGCGGCGATGCGGCCGACCTCGAAGCGGTCGAAGGCAGTGTTGTTGCGCGCGTCGAGCTTGAAGACCCAGCTCGGGACCGCGGCGTCGTCGGCGACCCAGTTCGTGCCGTTGAACGTCGCGTTGGCCGACATGCCGAACCAGTTGCCGGCGACGCTGAAGAGCCGGCCCCGCCCCGTGGTGCCCGTCGTGATGAAGTTGAAGGTGGGCGTCGCGGCGCTGACGGAGAGGCCGCCGAACGTGGGGCTGCTCGAGGTGGCGATGGACTGAGGGAGGGAGAGCGTGACCGCCCCGGTCGAGGCCGAGGCGGTGACCTGGTTGGCCGTACCCGTGATCGAGGTGACGCCCGTGTTCGTCACCGTCGGGTTGCCGCCGACGCCGTCGCCGTTCGCAACACTGATGCCGGTGCCGGCGGCGACGCTGCGCGCGGCGAACGTGTCGGCGGCCGTCTGCGTCAGTAGCCCGTTCGCGTTATGGGCGGCGAGCGCGGTCAGCGTCGGGTCAACCGGCTGCTTGCCGGCCAGGTCCGTCGTCAGGTTCGTCACCTGAGACTCGGAGATCGTGACGGCGTCGGAGCCGGCCGAGGCGTGCGTCGAGGCGTGCGCGGTCGGCGCGCGCGAGTTCGTCGTCGTCGGGTCGTCTGAATTGAGCACGCCCCCGGCGACGCCGGCGGCCGCAGCGTTCTTCACGGCCGCCGTCCCCAAACCGAGGTTGTTGCGCGCCGTCGCCGCGCTGCTCAGGTCGGAGAGGTTCGAGGCGATCTTGAGCTGCGCGTCGTTCGTGACGGAGCCTAAGCCCACCTGCGCCTTCGTCACCGAGTGCGGGTTCGACGTGTTGCCGGTGTGCGCGTCCAACTCCGTCTTCGTCGTGAGCTTCGTCCACGTATTAGTGGCCGTGCACAGGTACTCCTCCGTCGGCGTAACCCCGATCTTGATGTAGACGTCACCCGTGGACGGGTCGCAGGTCGCCGGCAGCGTCGTGTTGTACGCGATGCGCTTAGCCGCGGAGGGGTTCTGCGCCTCCGCCTGCGCCGAAGCCATAAGTAAAAGTAGTGGTAAAAGTAAAAATCTTCTCATGCTCACACCGTCTGCCAGTTGGAATTGACCGTGTCGGCCAGGCAGGTCGCCTTGTCGCCGGCGGCCAGCTCGACCGTCGCGGAGCCGTCTACTGTCTGCGCGCCGTTGCCGTCGAGGATGACCTTGTGCGCGCCCGCGTAGTTCTTGACCGTGATCTCGGCCGCGGAGGCCGCCGAGGGCAGCGTCAGCGTCACGTCCCCCGCCGTCGTGTCCACGAGGACTACCTGCGCCGAGGAGAGCAGCGTCGCGCCGGCGCTGACGTGGGTGACCGTGCGCGCGACCGCGCCCGGCGTGTAGCCCACGACGGCCGTGCCGCTGCGCCTGAGCGTGGAGCCGTCCGGGATGCTGCCGTAGGTGAGCGTCGCCCCGCCCGACTCGGTGAAGCTGCCGCTCGTCGGGGCCTCGGGGTCGTACGACCCCGTCCTCTCGACCGACTCGCCGAGCTCGTTGACCGCCACGATCCTGTAGTAGAACGTCGGCACTTCAGAGGGCCTCCACGCCGGGCAGCAGGCACTGGTTGCCTGAGACCAGGACGTCCTCGAAGCCGGCCACGGGCGTCGTCATCCCCGGGTCGGAGAAGACCGTGACGCGGTAGCCCGAGAGCGTGTTCGTGTTCTCCAGCGGCGGCTCCCACTGGAGGACGTTCGTGCCGTTCAAGGCGACGACCGCGTCGTTCTGCACCTCGCCCGGCACGTCGCCGCCGGGCTCGACGCCGCGCGCCCCGTAGGTGAAGTTCGTCGGCGTCGTGTTATCGACCGTGTCGCCGAAGGTGACCGGGTAGAGGTCGAAGCTCTGGCCGACCTCCTCCAGGTTGTGCTCGACGCGGACGACCCTGGCGTCTAAGAGCACGACGTCCTCGCCTATGACGTGGCCGGCCGAGTCCGTGTCGAACAGCTCGCGCCGGATGTGCGAGAGGCGGTAGTCGCCGCCGCCCAGGTCCTCGACGTCGCGCACCTGGCAGGTCTCGCCGCCGATGGCCCACAGCATCAACGTCCGGTCGGCCTCGAAGGCGTCGTCCGTGATCGAGGCGGCCTGGCCCGAGGTCAGGTGCACGTCCACGTGGTGCGTGGTGTCGAGGCCCGCGCCGCCGGCGAGCGCGGTGAGCGCGTAGCCCATCGTCGCCGCCTCGGTGATGACAGCGTGGTGGCGCATGTCGCCGGCGCCGTCCACGTCGCGCACGACGCCCGTGCCGGACCAGGAGCCGCCGGCGGTCGGGTCGCAGCCCTCCTCGGGCGAGGCCGCGACGTAGTGGCCGGGGCGGCCCATCTCGCCGGCCCTGAAGGGCGGCCGGTCGTTGACCCAGAGGCGCGTCGGGCAGGGGGTCGTGACGGGGTCGGGCTCCGGCGGCGCCTCGCCCGGCCCGGCCTCGTCGCCGTTCTGGTCGTAAGATTCCTGGAACTGTCGCCGCCCCGCGACCCGGACGACGCCGGGCGTGGAGAAGTTCATCTTCTCGATGCGGAAGTCGATGAACTCCTCTCCGGACTCGTCCAGGGGCACGCGCAGCACGTCGCCTGGGACGTAGGCGAAGAACTCGGGCGGGAGGGCGAGTTCCCCCGGCAGCCGCTCGGCCCAGCCCACGACGGCCCGAATCTTCGCCAGGCGCAGCGCCTCCGAGTCTTCGAGGACGAGGTTGTAGGTGACGGTCACGGGCGCGCCGGAGGTGAGGTTCTGGCGGCGGAAGGTCTGCGTGCCCTCCTCGTAATCGCGCGAGCGCGCGAAGTAAGAGACGGAGACTTCCGAGGCGATCTCCGCCCCCTGAATTCTCTTCACCGAAAGCCGCGGCGCGGGCTCATCACCGCCGGCCGACTCCTCTCCCTCGGCCGTGCCCAGTTCGTCCCAGGCGACGGTGGCGACGGCCGCGCGCGGGCGCGTGCGGAAGTGAATCTTCCCGTCGTACTCGGGTCCGTCGAAGAGGAAGGCAGACGAGAGCTGTTCGAGGGAGGCGCGTACCGGGCCCTGGGTGTTGACGAAGTAGCCCGAGACGGCCAGCCCCGCCAACTCGGTAACGTCGATGTCCGCGGCGGAGAGTTTCGCCACCCGGCACTCGGCCGCGACGACGTCGGAGAGCGCAGGGTCAACGGCCTGCACCACCTCGGCGCGCACGTTGGGGATGCGGTCGCCAAAGGGTTCGAGGTCTACGTCGTGGAACCAGAGGGTGACGTAGCCGCGGTGGGCGCTGACGCGCCCGACGCCCTTGTCGGCCTCGTACCAGGTGTTCGGGAGTTGGTCCTCGGCGCCGAGCTTGATCTCGTAATTGGCGCCGGACGTGGCGAGCAGCCCCGGGCCGGCGTCGGCGAAGGTCTTATCGTCGAACTTGATCCGGCGCACTCCGAGGACCGCGCCGCCCTCGGGCACGGCGCAGACCTGGATGCCGAAGGAGCGCCGGTAGGTGTGGTGGAGCTGGTCGGGCGTGGAGCCACGCTTCGAGCGCTGGCCGCGGATAAGCGTCGGGTCGTCGCGGAAGTCCGTCGCCCAGATGACGACTCCCGCCGTCTCGACCGTCCCGTAGAGCCGCTGGATCATCTGCCCGTAGCGGCTCCCCTGCACCCGGTTGTCTACAGTCCGCGCGTTGTCCTGCGTCGGCTGCTTCTGCGACCCGGCGAGCGCGTAGGAGATGGCGTACTGGCCGGCCGAGAAGGCGGCGCTGATGGCTGCGGGGATGAGGATGGCCGGGGGCATTCAGTCTTTCACCCCCTTGAAACGGTAGGCCGTAAGCATCATGGCGGCCCACGCCGCGTCCACGCCGTGCTCGCAGACGCGGCTGATGGACTGGGCCGGGAACAGTTGAATCATCCCCGCGTCCGTCAGGATGGCGAGGTGGCGCGGGAGCCTGCGCCCCTCGAAGCTGAGCACGACGACGTCGCCGGGGCGCGCCTCCGAGAGCGCGACCTCTACCCCGAAGGAGCGGACGGTCTCGACGAGCACGCGCGGGTTGGGCCTGAGCGGGTTGTGGGCGGGGAGCCTGGCGCCGGGAGGTATCTGCCCGAGCTCCTTGCCGACGCCGAACGGCAGCCCCGCGCAGCAGACGCCCTCGCGCGTCGCGCCGGCCTGCTTGTAGGGCACGCCGCGCCACAGCAGCGCCTGCGCGACGACGTCCGCGCCCGTGATCTCCCTCGGTGTGAACTCTTCGGTCATCGGTAGAGAAAAGAACTCTGGTTCGGACCGCCGCGCGGCCGGGCGCCCTACTGCCCCGCCCTCCTCATCATCTCGTTCAATCCCGGCAGGTAATCCTCGGACCTCTTGTTGGCCGCGTTCCCGACGTCCGCGCACGCGTCCATCGTCTTCAGACAGCCCTTGCGCACGGTGAACAGGTCGCCCTCCTCGAAGGCGCGGTAAGCCGGCTCCTGGAGCGTAATGGTGTGGACGTCTCCGGCGACCGTGTGCGTCTTCACCTCCGACGCCTGGGCCTCGTTGGCGCCCGCGCCCCAGACGAGCAGGCCGGCCCGGAAGTAGCCGGCGGGGATGAGGACGCCGGAGATGACGGCCCTGAACGCGAAGCGCGAGAGAACCTCCGTCACCTCGACGTCCGCGTAGCGGTACGGGATGCCGAGCGTCGGGTGGTTGTCGGCCGGGTCGAGCGTGCACCTCCCGTCGAAGATGTCGGCGCGGCAGAGTGGCTGTGTCAGCTCGCCGCGCGTCTGCTGGAGCTTCTGCGACTGAGAGCGCAGCTCGAAGGTGAACCGCTCGTCTTCCCTCCCCACGTTGCCGAGAGTCCCCCGCTGCACCGTCATCGAGCCGTAGCCCGGGCTCTCGTAGTCGAAGACGATGATGGAGTACGGGGCCTCGTCGAAGACTCCGCCGTCCACGTCCCCGCGGGTCACGAGGCCCTCCTTGAGGGCGCCGGTGATCTCCAGGTTATCGACGGAGTACTCGATGGCGGCCGCCAGCTCGGTCGCCGAGAGCCCCGGGTCCGTGTGGTAGGTGTGCCCCCCGAAGGTGACGTCCTTGTCGTGCGCGGTGAAGCCGACGGCGTCGGCCGTCTCCGGCTCGATGAGGATGCAGGCCGTCAGCGTCGACGACTCGGCGGCGAGTGCGGCGAGCAGCTCGGGGCTGACCGACCTGGTGGGGTTCGTGACCGGCATCCTACGGCCTCAGCTCCTTGACCATGATGGTCGGGTACTCCCAGTTCTTACCGCGCGAGTGGGCCCGGACCTTGAAGTCGTCGGAGGCGAAGCGCGCCGGCATGTCGAACTCGCACCAGGCGACGAGTGAGTCTGCGCCCGTCAGCTCCGCCGGCTGCTCGACCGTGACCAGCCCCGTCGTCGTGTCGAGCCTGACGCGCGGCGCCGCCTCCGGGCTCTCGCCGTAGAGCAGCTCCCCGTAGAGCGGCAGGTAGCCCTCCAGCCCCTGTCCGTCTTCGAGGACTATCAGCGGGGCGCCGTTGAGCGTGAGCCGCGCCGTTCCTTTGACCGGCTTGGTGATCTTCCGCCACGTGGTGACGTCTCCGGCCCGGTAGCCATTCCGGAGCTGGAAGACGGAGCCGCCGGCCGAGGTGTCGAGTTGCTGGCCGACGACCTTGAAGTCGGAGAAGTCTTTGAAGCGGAACCCGGCGTGCATCCCGCCCACGACCAGGTTGAAGGCGCGCACCTCCTCCAGGTCCTCGTTGTTGCGGATGCCGCGGGTGACGTCCGCCCACCGCAGCGGCCCCGACCATTTCTTGTTCCTCCGCTCCTGGCCGCCGCCCGCCGTGATGACGCCGGTCTTGTGGCGGATGGTCACCTCGCTGCCGCGGCAGATGCGGTGAGGGAAGCTGATCTCGTAGAAGGGCGCGGACATTACCCGTTCCTCCGGGCGCTATCCGCCGAGCCCTGGTATATCTCTACCTGGACTTGATCTTTCGACCTTATTCGGCCCTGCGAGTCGCGGTTAAGTCTGACGTCCACGTAGACCGGGGCGCGCCCGCCGCCGCCCGGGCGGCGCGAGTCACCGACGCGTACCGGAGGCGGGACGTAACCCGCGCCGGCGCCGGCGTAGCCGCCGGCGGCGAAGTGCGGGATGATGCCCGTCCTCGCCATGTAGGAGGCCAGCAGCGCCTCGCTGCGCGCGCGGTGGCGGGGGTCCGTGGTCAAAACCAGCTCGTCGTAGCCGCCCTCGGCGACCCGGATCAGCTTGCCGCCGGCCGTCGCCGAGACCATCGCGCCCAGGGCGTGGCCCGGGGGGGGATTCACCCGCCGCGGGCGCGTGTAGGTGCCCGTGTCCTCGTCCACCTCGTAACCCTGCGTGGACTCACGGCGGCCGCCGCCGACCCGCGACGCCAGTCCCGAGCCGAGGCTGCCGACGAAGCCGCCCAGCGCGGCGCCGGCGAGCCCGCTCAAAAAGCCCTGCTGCTGCGGCCGCATGCTCTCCATCGTCTCGTCGAGCTGGCGCAGCGCGTCGAGGATGCGGTCGGTGTTCCAGTCCCTGTTTGAAATCTGGTCGCCGGACGTGCGCTCGAAGGCGCCCTGCGTCTCCTGCGCGGTCTTCTCCAGCGTCGCGCTGACCTTCGCGCTCGGGTCTTCGGTCTTCCCTTTTCCCTTACCGCCGAAGATGCCGCCGAGCCCGATCTTTTCAAGCGCCTTCCCGATCAGCCCCGAATCCGACCCGAACTCATCGTTCTTGCCGAAGAGCGCCTCGCTGATGACCTTCGTCAGCCGGGCGTCCATCTCCCGCTTCACGGCGTCCACGAGGTCTATGCCGAATGTCGCGGCGGCGTGCCCGAGCCCGCCCTTTAACTCATCCAGTCCGTGTGAGAAGGCCCCCTCGAAGATGCCCCGGGCCTTCGCCTTGGTGGAATCTATGACGTGCCCGAGGCGTTCGGTCTCACGGATCTGCTCCTCGATGGAGAGGATCGCCTTCTCGTCCCCCTTGACCTTCGCCACCGCCAGGGACTCGGCCAGAACGCCGCGCAGCAAGTCGCGGTACTTCAGCTCCAGCTCGTAAATCTGCCGGCGCCCCTCGCGCTCGCTCACGACGCCGTCGGTAATCCTGTCCTGGATGCGGGCGGTCTCCAGGCTCAGGTGGCCGCGCCCCAAGTCGGCGCGCTCGCCCAGGCGGGCGAGGTTGGCGGCCAGCTTCTCAGAGCGCTCCAGGGCCGTGACCCACTTGTCGGCGTCGGGGAAGAGCTGGCCGTTGGCGCGCGCCACTTCGTGCATCTCCCGGAACTTGTCGGCGATGCGCGCGTAGGCGGCCCCGACCGTGTCGCCGCCGGCCTCCAGGAAGTCGGCCCGCACGCCCGACATCGTCTTCTCGAGTTCGCGCGCGGCCGCGGCCGCCTCGAGCGGGATGGTCTTCATCGCCGCCGAGCGGCGCTCGACCGCCTCGGCGATCTGCCCTTCGAGCTGGTAGTTCTTCTCCGCCCAGCGCGCCGACTCCTGCTGCTGCTTCAGCGTGCGCTCCTCGGCCGAGAGCTTCTTGTCGGCGCCGATGGCCGCGAACTTCTCTTGATACCCTTCGGCCGCGGAGCGCTTCTGACTGCGGAGTAAGGTGATCTCGGCGTCGAGCCCGGCCAGGGTGATGCGCTCGCGCTCCTCCCAGTAGTCGCGCACGCTGACGGTTTGCGCGCGCAGGCCGGCGTCCAGCACCGACTGCTGCGCGTCGAGCCCGGCCTTGAGCTTCGTCACGTCGGACGTGAGGCCCGCCATGAGGCGCCCCGCCTCGGCGTCGCTCAGCGCCTCGTAGAGGGAGGTGAGGTCTTTCGACTTTTTGCCGCCGCCCCCTTTCCGGCCGCCCCCGCCGCCGCCGACGTGGGGGATGCCCGCCGGCGGCGCGACCGCTCCGGAGTTCTTTGATTGCAGGCGGGCGGTCTCGTTCGCCAAGTCCTGATCGAGGGCGCGGTCCGCTGCGCCGGCCCGCCCGAGGTTGCGCGCGAGCGCCCACGCGGGGTTGAGTAGGGCGATGCCCCCCTCGGAGGCCCACTCTGGCGCCGCCGCCTTGAGCTGGCCGAGTTGTCCGAGGATGCTGGAGAAATACAGGACCTTGGCGATCATCGCGCCGACGTCCGACTCGACCGCCAGGCGGGCGCCGCGCATCACGTCCACCACCCCGACGCCCCACCCCTCGACCACACCCCTGTTCGAAATAAATGTCGCCGAGAGGCTCTCGATGTCGTGCTGCAACTCCGGGATGGCGACTTTCCCGATGCGGTAGAGGGCGCCCTCGGCCCTCATCTTCAGGACCTCAAGGCCGTCGCCGAACTTGTCGGCCGCCTCGACGTCCTCGTCCGAGAGCACGACGCCCCACTCGTGCGCAGCGCGCTCGGCGTCGGCGAAGCTCCCGCCCATCTCCTGGGCTATGTTGGCGAGCACCTTTCCGCTCTTACCCGCGAGGCCGAACGCGACTTCGAGGCGCTCTGCCGGGTTCCGGATTTTCGCCAGGTGGTCGAACAGATCGCGCGCCGCCTGGTCCGGGTCAGTGAGCGCCTTCTTCGCGTCTATGCCGAAGCGCTCGAAAGTCTTCGACATCTCCCGGTTGCCGTGTGCCGCCGAGGAGATGTTCTTGAAGTAGACCTCCACGGCGGAGGCCGCCCGGCCGACCTCGGTGCCGGCGAGGCGCGCGTAGGCGCCGACGGTGGAGACCGTCGGCGCGGCGAGACCGCTCTCCTGGGCGACGTCTTTAATCGCGCCCGCGTAATCGCTGTAGTCCTTGGCGCTCTTGAGGACCAGCGCGCCGGACGCGATGGCGGCGGCGGCCACCAGCCCGACGCCGACCACGACGCCGGCGCTCGCGCCGGCCAGCGCGCCCGTCCCGGCGGCCGCCCCTTCGGCCGCCGCCTCGTAGCCGGCCAGGGCCGTCGCCGCCTGACCCACTTTGTCTTCGACGGCGGTGACGGCCTTGACGCCGTCGCGCTCCAGCTTCGAGAACTGGAACGCCGACCGCTCCACCCTCGTCATGAAGGACGGGTCAATGCCCTTCTCGGTCAGCAGCTGGAGGCGGCGGGCGGCGTCCTCGGCCTGCCTGAACTGGAGGAGGAAGTCGGGGTCGAGCTTCCCCCCGTAATTGATCTTCAGGTTCTCCCCGAAATCAGACCGGCGCGTTGCGAGGGTGTCCCTGACCTTGGCGGCCTGGGCCTGGGCGAGGGCGAGCTTCTGGGCCGCGCGCTCCGCGTCCCTGACGATGCCGCCCAGGTGTTTCTCGGAGGCCGTGCCGAGGTTGAACATCTCGCGCGTCGCCTCTGCCAGCGGCTGACCGATGAGCGGGACGCGCGAGGCGACGCCGCCCAGCCGGTCTTCCAGCGCCCGGCCGACGATGGACCCTTGGGCCCCGGCGGCGGCGAGGTCTTTCGTCAGCCTGCGCGCGGAGCCGCCCGCCTGGTCTAAGCCTTTGGCCGTCCCCTTGGCCCTGCCCTCCAGGCGCACGAGTCCCCGCTCGGCCGAGTCGAGGCCGGTGATGCTCACTTCGCCGTAGAGCTTGAACAGGTCGAGCGCCATACATTCAGGCCGGAAGGCCGAACGCCGGAGGGTGAAGCCTCATCCTTCATCCTCCGGCGTCTCACTCATTCGTCGTCCTCGTCGTCCTCGTCCTTCTTTTTGCCCGCCTCCTCTTCTTCGCGGGCTATCTCGGCGGCGCGCGCGTCCGCTTTCTCGAAGGCCAGGCCGAGGCTGATCCAGTGGTCGCCCTGCGCGTAGAGCTCCCAGGGCCCGACGCCGAAGTACTTGGCGGCCCTGACGAGCGGGTAGAGGGGGTGGAGAGTCCCCTCTTCTCCCGAGGTAGCCAGGTAGATGGCTAACTCTTCGACTCGCTCGTCGTCGAGAGCTTTCCCACCAGTTCAAGGATGGCCAGCGCCGTCGCCGCCAGGAACGAGATGGGCGCACCTAGCAGGTTCCCGATCGTCGGCGGGAACGGCTTGCCACCGGCGACCACGTCCCAGCCGCCGACGATCTCGTGGATCATCTGAGCGTCGGAGCTCTTGACCGGCGTCTCAGCCTGCTGACCTTCGCCCTCGGCTGCCTGTTCCGCGGCCGGCGCGGCCCTGCCCGACAACTTACGAAGCTCGGCCAGGTAAGTGGGGGTCACCTTGAACGGGTAACACGTCCCCGTCACCTTCTCGCCGGCGAACTCGAATGTGAGCTCCTCCGGCTTCTCCTTGATGATCTCTAAGTCCAGCATGTGTGCTCCTGTCTGCTTACTTAAATGAGGGGCGGCGCGGGCGCGGAGCACTTCGCCCCGCGCCGCCCGCCCGCCGGGACCGGCGGCCCTTTAACAGGGGGCCGCCGGCCGACGGTCCCGTTAGGCGTAGACGCCGACCGTGAGGTCGGAGACGAACTGCACCTCGGCGGTGAACTTGTTGCTGCTCTTGGCCCCGACGTTCTCGGTGAACTTGGTCACGTAGACCTTGCCCGAGTACTTGCGCTTGCCGGCGGCGTTGCCCTCGGGGCCCCACACGATGTCGAAGCCCTCCTCGGCGGCGCCGCCGGTCGGCTCGGTCTCGCCGAGGATTTCGTTGAGCTGCTGCGCGATGGCGGCGTCGGAGTTGCCCTCGAGGGTCGCCTTGGCGTCCTTGAAGCCGAGCGTCCACTCCTTGTTCGTGGCCTCGAAGGCGGTCGTCTCTTCGCTCTCGACGTCGCGGTCGAGGTTGATGGACGTGGACTTGCGCGTGATGTTGGTCAGGACGCCGGCCAGGTTGTCCAGCTCGATGTGGGCCTTGCGGCCGTGTTTCGCCATGTCGTCTCTACTCCTTAAATTGAACTAGCCGCAGAACTCGCCGCCGGCAGCGGCGGGCGGCGCCTCAGACCTGTGAAGGCTTCAGCCGGCTGAAGCCGACCGCGTACGTGAACGACGGCGCGGAGCCTGCCACCGCGTGGCGCTCGCGCGTGTAGCGGTTCACCGCGCCCGCGACGCTCTTGCGCTGCGTCCCCGGGGCGGAGGCCGCGTCGAAGGTGATGAGGTCGACCCAGACCGCGTGGTCGGCCGAGTGCTGCACGACGGAGACCAGGGACTCGTCGCCGACCTCGCTGGCCTCCTCGACGTGGAGCTGCGCCACCGCGCCGTTGGCCGTGGCCGCGCCGTGGTCGTGATAGGTCCCTTCCGCCCCGGTCGCCGCCTCTGCCTCGCGCGGGTGCAGGATGACGCCCGTGTTGACGCCCGACGAGGAGAGGAAGTCGGCCGAGATGGAGACCAGCGCGGTCGCTATCGTTTTCGCCGACTTCTTCGTCACGTCGCAGAGCATCATGAAGACGCGCTTGCCGACGGCCGACCAGCCTTCGGGCGCGATCATCAGGTTCGCCTGCGTGTCGGAGCCGAGGGCCTCGCCGAGGTAAGCGTCGGCGTCCTCCTCCGTGCCGCGGTAGTAGCCCTCGCAGCTCGCGTTGCCGCCGGCGGCGTCGGGCGTGAACTGTTTGGTGACCGACTCGAAGACCGTGCACTCCTCCGCCGGCGCCTCGTGCGTGAGCGAGAACGAGTGCATGTGCGCGGAGAGGCGGAACTGTTCGAAGAAGATTCTGACGTGGCGCCCGTGCTTGGCCATTACCGCTCACCGCCCTTCCGCTTGATGTGCCCCTGCTCCAGCAGCCACACGGCGGACGCGGCAGGGACGTCCGTCACTTCCGCGCCCGCCTCGTGCCGGACCTCGGGGTCGCCGAACGTGATGGGATTCACCACGACGAAGACCTCGGCCGGCTGCTGCTCTTTCGTTTTGTTTGTTCGGCTCGCCATGATTAATTAGGCTCCACCCAGATTTCGAAAATGCAACCCTCGTGCTGGTACTTGGTGCCGCCCTCCGCCGTCTCGTCGTACTCGACGTCCTGCACCCACGAGACGAAGAGTGTGCCGTGACCTTCGACCTCCAGCTCGGCATCGCCGGTGCCGTCGGGGTCGAGGAGCGCGCGGATGCGTTTCTTCAACTCGGCCGCGCGCGCCGGCGAGTCGCTCTCGTCCACGGCCTTGACCAGGTACATGGACTCCTCGTGGTCGAGCCCGCCGAAGGTGAATTCACCGCGCGGTGCGCGGTGCGCGGCGACGACGACGAAGGGATACTCGTTGACGCCCTCCGGAGGGGACTTCGGGTAGACGTCCTTCGCCAGCTCCATGACGCGGCCGACGCCCGTGTCACCCTGGATCGCCTTGCACAGCGCCTCGCGTACGTTGCTCACCCCTCAAAGAGCCCTTTCAAACCTTCGCCGAAATTCTCGGCCTCCCGCTCGAAGGCGGGGCCGAAGTGCGGGCGGGCCGCGACGCGGCCGCCCCCCAGCTCCAGCGCGGGGCCGCGCGGGTCGTCCGTCCCGGCCGCGAACGTCAACTCGTCCACCTTCGCGGTGCGGACCGTCTGAGCGTACCCGCCCTCCGGCGTCTCGATGGCGGGGGCTTCGCCCGGGGCGGAAGCCCGATGTTTCTTCCCGCGCCGCGTGTACTCCCGGCCGTGCTTGTGGCCACCCATGCTGGTCCTGACGTCGGCGGCGATGTTCGAGGCCGACTTGCGCGCCACGCGCGCGGCGCCCGCGCGCATCCGCGCGACGATCCCGGGGATGTTACTGACTAGCTTTGAAGGCATCAGATGTTCGTCAGTCCCACGACCTGGACGAGTACCCCGTCGGCGGGCAGGACGTTCTTGACCTCGATCAGCCTTTCCGGTTCGCCGGCGTGCGCGAGCAGCCGGATGCGCATGGAGCCGGTGACCCCGGCCCCCGCCTTGAGGATGACGGTGACAACCGTCTTCGACTTCGGCACGTCGCCCTCGACGTGGGCCGAGCCCGACTCTGGCAGGTAGTTGCACGGAAGCGCCTCCTGAGTCGTCGCCGCCCACTCGCCCTGCTTCCCGGCGTGCCCGTCCGAGACGAGCTGCTTCTCCTCGACGAAGCAGCGGAACGGCATCGAGTTGATGAGGTCGCCCGCCAGCCTTGCCATCCCCGTAAATAGCGCCCCCAAGGTACTCATGACTTCATCCGACGGCGATGCGCCTGTACTGCGCGAGCAGTGACTGGGCGATGGCCGGCAGTTCGATCTCGCCCGCGCCGAAGCCGACGGCGCCGCGCGTGATCTCGAAACTGTTGCCCAGCCTCACGCGCTGGATGCCGTCGGGCAGCTGCCCGCTGGCGTAAGCCTGGTTCATGAACTTCGCCGCGGCATAACCGCAGGCGGCGGCCACGGCCTGCGGCACGTCCTGGTAGCTCTTGTAGGTGACCTCGGCCTGCGGCTCGATGATGCCGAGCGAGCCGGCGCCGGCGGCCAGGCCGATGAGCGCGCCCCAACTCACCACCTCCAGGTAGTTCTCCTGTCGGTTGACAAAGACCTGGGAGGTCTCGACCGCGAAGGAGCGGTCTGGCCCCGAGAGGATCGTGAAGCCCGTCAGTTCCAACACCGGCGGGCGGTTCACCGAGACGCGGCGCGTCTCGGCGTCGAGGCGGTGTGTCTCGGTGACCGCCTCGGGGGAGAAGGGGCGGCCGCAGAAGGCGTCGATGGCGCGCGAGGCGCCGGCCAGGTGCGCCTTCAGTTCGTCCTCGTCCTCGGGCAGGGCCACGCGAGCGCCGAAGGCGCTCGCGCGCTTCCTGAAGTCTTCCGGGCTCAGGTAGAGCGCTCCGAGGATGTTGTCGAGTTCGAGCGGCATCCGGTTACGGGCGCGTGGCGACGGCCGTCACGGTCGCGGCGGCCGGGTTCGAGAGTGCCGTGGTCGAGTTCGTCGGGTTGCAGCGCTTGACGGTGACGGTGTTGCTCGCGGAGACATAGCCCCAGAATTCCTGGTAGGAGTCCGCCCCCGCGAGCGCCGCCGGGATGCCCAGGGAGACTACGTCGCCCGACGCGGCGCCGGTGACAGTGATGGTCAGCGCGTCGCAGGAGCCCGCGGCCGTCGCCCCGAAATCGAGCGCGGCGCTTCCCTTGTAGACGTTGGCGAAGACGCCGGGGCCGGTCCAGGTGTCCTTTGCGCTACAGCGGTAAAGGCCGACGGCGCGCCCCGAGGCGGCGACTGTCAGGTTGAAGTAGACCTTGCCCGAGGTCGGGCTACAGCTGGAGGGCAGCTTCGGCCCGGAGGCGACCGCGACGACGTGCTGCGGGTCGCCGGCGGACTGGGCGCCCGCGCGCGGCTCGAAGCCGGTTAACGTGCTCAGCGCCGTGATGACGAAGAGGGCGGCGGCCAGCAAAGGCGCCGCCGGGCTCAATCTGTGCTTCATGCTCGAATCCTCGTGAATGCAAGTTTTGTCCTACGGTGACGCCCCCGCGCGGGGGCGGGCTTAGCCTTCGACGGCCGCAATCTCTGCGTTGGGGAACTGCGAGCGCAGAGCCGCCTCGGTCTCGGCCGAGACCGCCCCCACGCTCACGCCGTCGTCGCCGAACTGGGCGTCGCGGTAGTAACCTCTGAAGCCGCCGCCGACCCGCAGCCTGGCGCCGGAGGTGAGCTGCGCCCCGTCGAGGACACCCTTCTTCACCTCGGCCGCCTGGCCCTGCCCGCCGTCCCGCCCGGGCTGGCCGCCATGGCTGGCGCCCACGTTCTTCTCGCCCACTCTGCCCATGACCGTTTCTCCTGCCGTTAGAACTGTTGACTTCCGGGACGTGCCCGGCGCGCTCCCCGCAGTCGCGCGCCGGGCGTCCCCCGTTGAACACCCGCCGGGTTCGGCCCCGGGGTTAGACCGTCTGCTTCGGCACGCGCACCTTGCGGTGGAAGCCCTTGACGTGAACCATCAGCCCCGACATCTCGAAGGGGACGAAGGTGCGCGCCAGCTTCAGGTCAAAGCCCATCGGCAGCTCGAGGATGGACGGGGTCGGGCTCCCGAGGTACGGGATGCGGACGCCGGTGGCGTCGAGCACGTACATGTCCTCGGTGGGGTTGCCGCCGAAGGTGTAGTGGCCGAGGCCGCGGTTCTGGGCGTCGGCCGGGACGGGCACGATCTCGGAGAGCACGTCACTGCCGAGGCGGATGCCGTTGGCGGAGAGGTTCGTGTCCACGCCGCCGCCGGGGCGGCCGTTCGTGATGCGGTAGAACTCCTCCAGCTCCTCGTCGATGACGATGGCGACGCCCTCCGAGACGAGGACGATGATGTTGCGCGCCTCGCCGCCGGCGTTGCGGATCTGCGCCGAGACGCGCCGCAGCGTGCGGCGGTACGACTGGGCGTCGTCCTTCGTGAGCGACGTGGAGCCGCCCTTCAGGAGCGTGCGCAGGCCGTCGTGGTCGGTCGCCACGTACAGCCCGTCCTCGTCGTCGAGCGTCTGCGCGGCGGTGGAGCTGTTGCCCTGGCAGAGCAGCGTCTGCTTCTTGCGCGCGATGCCGCGCATCGCGCCCATGACTTCCAGGTTGTCCGAGCCCTGGAGGTTGAAGCCCATGCCGGACTGCTGGACGGCGAGCGCCAGCTTGAGGCCGATGGCGACGGGCGAGACGATGATGGCGATCCGGGTGGACTCCTCGCGCACGAAGGTCGAGTTCGAGAAGTTGCCCGAGAAGTCGCCGATGTCGTTCGTCGTCGAGCCGTCGGGGATGGCCGTGCGCACCTCGTAGGTGTGCTTCAGGCCGTTGGCCGGGACGCGCGCGAAGCGCTCGGCGACGGGGAACGTGCGCAGGTACGACTCCCAGAGGAAGGGGTCGAGGTCGGTGCGGATGAGCGTCGCGCCCGAGCCGCCCGTGTCGAGCGCGCGGCTGAGCACCTCGCTGCGCGCGCCGAAGGCGCCCTTGGAGGCCGCCGAGAGGAAGCCGGTGCGCACCTCGTCGGAGACCGGCGTGACGTCGTCGCTCGCCTTCTGCGCGAGCAGGGTCTGCATCATCACCTCCAGCTCGTGGTCCTGCACGACGAAGGCGCCGGCGGCGTTCTTCTGCCGCAGGAAGGCGCGCGGGTCGTCCAGGACGCGGTCGGCGCCGAGGTGGCGGAAGTTCTTCGACGCGCGCGCGAGGCGCTCCAGGCCCCTGGCAAGGCCCACGCGCGAGGTCTGCTCAAGGCGGGCGTCGGCCGCCGCCGAGGCGTCCTTGCTCTCGGGCGCGGGCTGCTCGGTCGGGTTGGCGGCGGCCGCGGCGGCGTCGCCGCCGGCCAGCCGCTTCGTGATGACATCGAGCCGCTCCAGCGGACTCGGCTCGTTACGGTTCACTTCACTCATGATGTGCGTCAGTCTCCTCTGAAAGAATTTGTGGTTAGTCAGTCCTTAAGGGTCAGCTGACGCTCACGCCCGCGCGTGGCAGAGGCTCGCGGCCGTACCGTTCGAGCGCCGTCACAGCGGCCAGGCTGGTGGCTTTCTCAACCCCAAGTTGCTCCTCCAGCGACTCGACCGTGTCGAGCGCCTTCCGGAGTCCTTCGTCCAGCGCGGCCTTCTCGGCGGTCAGGGCCGTCACCCTGACTTCGAGCTCGGCCGCCTTGCTCGTCGCCTCGGCCAGGGAGGCGGCTGACGCCGACTTCGCGGCTGCGTCGCCTTCCCCGCCGTGAACTCTCTCGCACTCGACGCCCAGCCCGGCGAGCGTGTCGTGCATCTTCTCCAGTAGGGCCAGGTTGGCCTCGCCGTTGCGAGCGCCAGCCTTCGACACCTGCTCGAAGGCGGCGCGGTTCAGCGAGTAGAAGACCATGTAGGGCTCGGCGTTCTCGTCGCGCGCCATCGCCACCTTCATCGCGGCGGTGAACTCGGCGAGCAGCTCGTCGAGCGCGGCGTCGTCGGCCTCCCGCTGCTTCCACTCGTAGAGCGCGCCGATGAGGCGGTCCACGATGAAGCTGACGGAGTTGACGCGCTCGTCAACCTCGTCCTGGAAGAGGCCCTTGAAGAGGCCGCGCTCGAACTGCTTCCGCTCCGCCGGCGCGGCGGCCTTCTGCGCGCCCGCCGGGGCGGGGGTCTGGTCCGTGGCCGCCTGAACGGCCGTCGTCTCTTCACTCATGACTGTCCCTTCCGTCTGTTCTTCACCGCCTCCCGTCAGGCCGGCGGACTTGCCTTCGGTGTCGTGCGTCCAGGCTGTCTGGTTGCAGGGGATGCCGACGATAGAGTCCTCGACGAGGAAGACGTCCGTGATGTGCTTCCCCCCGCTCGCCTTCTTCTTCGAGCGCAGCACGAGCACGGTGACCGAGCTGCCGAGCTTGCGGCGCCCGTCACGGATCATCTTGTAGACCCTGAAGCCCCGCGGGTTCTCCTCCTCGGAGACGGGGCGGATGCGGAGGTCGAGGCAGAGGTGCTGCTCTTCGGCGCCGCTGATGCGGTTGTGAGTTTTGCGCCGCTCGACGATGACGTCCTCGACCGTGCCGAAGAGGTCCTCGGGCAGCACGTAGCTGTGGTTGAGGAAAACGCACATGCCCTTCGCCTGGGCGCGCATCTGCTCGATGGCGCTCTCGGCGAAGTCGTCGTCGGCGAGGTCGTCGGCCGTGGACGAGGCCGTGAGGGTGACGCAGGCGACTTCTTCGTCGCCCGTGCCGGCGGCCTTGAACGAGAGTGTCTCGTTAGAAATGAACTTCTGGACTGGGTAGCCGGCGGCCTTGAGCACCTTGAAGGCGCTCTTCTTCTGCGTCATCGCCTGACGCAGCACGGCCTGCACGTCGAACCCCGCCAGGTCGAGGTCGGGCGTCCAGCGCGGGATGCCACAGTTCTGCTGCTGCTGCTCGTTCTCGCTCATCGTCTCGGGTGCGCAGGCGGGAGGCGCTTCTCCGCTCGTTTGGCGGTGCGGAGTGCAGGGTCGCCTCCCCCTGCGCGTGCGGGGCCGAGACTAAAGCATGTTAAATTTTGATTCCGTGAGGGGGGGCGACAGGCGGAGCGGGGGGATAAATGTGCGCGGCGTCAGGGGTTCAGAGTGCGACGATGGGCGCGTCGTTTATGAGCCGGTGAAAGCCCTCCTCGCGGTAGTGAGAGCTGTCCACGTCCGAGTCCCATCCGTGGGGCAGGATGAGGCCGTAGACGGCACACGGGACGGGCGGGCGCCCCTCGAAGGAGATGCAGCCGCCCCGCTCGTCGAGCCACCTCCGGGCTTCCTCCCGGGTCGGCCAGACAGCCCCGCCGTCGTAGCCGTCGGTGCGCCCTACTTTGGTGGCGCCTTCCGCGGCCGCGCGGTCGTATGCGGCTTTATTACCTATCGTGAAGGCGTCAGGAGTCACTGCGGATTTCATAAATATGCACGTCACCGACACCGGCTACGATTATGTTTTCGACTCCTTGCTTCAGTATCGCATTGCGCAGCGCCTCGACCGATTGCTGGGTCACATTATCGGGCAGGACGATGACGTACCGCGCCTGCGGTGTGAGTTCGACGACCTCCGCCAGTGGCTCTAACGCCTTGACTTCTGCAACTTGCAATTTACTCACCTCCGTCGAGCATAATGATCGTCCTCTTCCCCGCTTTGTTGCAGAACGTTACGGCCTCTACCTTCACCTTTGTCCCCTGGAGGAAATTGTCTCCGGAGTATAACTCCCCTTTTCCGGATTTCACGTAGGCGACGGTCGCGTGCGGCTTGTACTCGGGGTGCGTGTCGGTGTGCTCCAGCGCGCCGGCGATTTTCTTATTCAGCCTCCGGAGCGCGGCGCCCTTGACCTCGACCATGACGACGTCGAAGTCCTCGCATTCGAAGATGGCCGTCTTCCCCATCGTGATCTGGAAGGGTTTGACGCCCTTCAGCAGCTCCTTCAGTTCGCCCGCCCCGTCGGCGTGCAGCCCGTACTTGACCGTGACGTGCGGGAAGCCTTCGCGGCCGCCGTCGGCCAAGTCCTCGTCGGGGATGTCCTCGCCGAAGGCCGTGATCTCGTCGGCGACGTCTTCGGGCAGGTCAACCTGCGTCGTCGAATACTTGTGCAGGGACTTCCCGACGGCGTGCTCGAGCGGGAGCCCCGCGCGCGGCAACAAACGCCCGCCGCCGGAGACGACGCGCACCGGGGCCTTGAGGTTCTTCGCCCGGCCGGCGCGCACCGCCAGGCGCTTGCCCTCCGGCCCGCGGTCGTCCTCGTCAGCCTCGCCCGTTTCATCCCCTTCGCCGCCTGCCTCGTCCGCCGGCTCCCTGAGCTTTTTGCCATCGAAATACTGCGCGTTCAACGCGGCGAGCGGGACGCGGCCCGCCTTCGTCGGCACGAGGACCTCGTCGGCGATGGGGAGGTCCAGGGGCTCGAGGCCGGAGGCGCGCCGCGCGTCGTTGGTCGAGGCCCAGGCGCTCTTCCCCGTCTGGGTGGAAGAGATTTCCGCCTGCTGCTTCTCGTCCCGCCGCGACATGATGGGGTAATCCACCATGCAGTTATGTTTCGCGTACGGCCCCCACCTCAGCACCAGGTGACGGTTCTCCGCACCCCGGATGCGCCACAGCAGCGCGCCCGGGCCGCGGTCGGCGTTCTCCAGCAGCGCCTCGGTGTTGGCGCGCGAGGAGTCCACCAGCTCGCCGAGCATGGCCAGCGGGAGCTGGAAGATGGCCGCCACCATGCGCTTGAAGAAGAGCATCTTGTCGAGCGCTCTCAGGTCGCGCTCGCTGGCGTTGAAGGGGACGAACTTGGCCTTGCCGCTCGAGACGACGGCGAAGAAATTCCTGATCTGCTGAATCTCCTGCCGGAACGCGTCGAGCTGCTCCTTGGTGTACCCCTCGCCCAGGTCGAGGGCGCCGCCCGGGGTGCGGTCTATCATCTGCTGGAGGAACTGGTCGCTGCCCTGGAGGAGCGCGCGGATGGCCGTGTCGAGGACCTCGACGTGCGAGAGCCCGAGGGGGTCGTAGGAGCGGGGGCGGTTGACCAGCGTCATGCACATCTGGTCGGGGAGCCAGCGGCGGACCCGCCCGTCGAAGTCGAGCTCCGCGTAGCGCGGGAGCGTCGGGTCGGTGCCGTCCCAGCCGGGCACGAAGGCCAGGCGCTCGGCGTCGAGGGGGAAGAGTCCCCAGGGCGTGGTGTCCCGGCGGATGCCCAGCTCGACGCCGCCGTGCCCGACGACGAGGAAGTCCTCGACGAGGCACTTCGCCTTGGTCGTGCTGTAGGGCTCGAAGCCGTTCGGGCTAGAGAGCAGCTCCTCGATCTCGGCGCGGACCCCCTCGTCCATCGGGCGCGTGCGGTCGTAGGGCGTGACCTGCCACTCGGCCTGCTCGATCAGGTCGCGGTAGATGTCGATGGCAGCGCGCACGGTCTCGGAGTGCTCGGCGTACTGCCTGAGCAGCAGCACCCTGCGCTTGGCGAAGAGGCGCGACAAGTCGGCGGGGGCGTTCCGCAGCACGACCATCGCGGCGCCGCCCTGGTTGGCCGTCACGCCGCCCATCATCTGGTCGTCGAGGGACTTCTCTTCCCCCGGCCAGCCCGTGAGGGCCAGCGCCCCCGCCGCGAGCGACCGCGCTCCCGTAATCACCCTGCCCACTATGCTCATCGCGTGAACATCCTTAAGTGCTGACCGACCATTGAGTTGAGCGCCGCGGAGACTGCCCGGCCGGCCCGGTCGTCGCCGTAGGCGCGCATGAAGTCCGCGTACGTGAGCCGGCCGAGCTGCGCCGACATCTTCTTCAGGGCCTCGCCGCCGCCCAGCTCGCGGACGACGGCGCCGGGCACCTGCCTGACGCCGTCGGCGAATTCGACGGCGACCGGCTCTGGGACGCAGCCCGCGACGCTGAACTCCGGCGCGTGTTTCTGTTCGCTCATGACTGTCCTCTCAGCCGCCCGAGGATGGACGCGAGCGGCGACGCCTGCTGGGCCGGCGGCCCGCCCGTCGTCGAGCCGACCGAGATCGAGGGGCGGGGCCCGCCCCAGCGGTTGAGCGCCTGCGTCATCGCGTCCACCCGGTCTTTGTAGGTGCCGTTAGGGAAGACGCCGCACTCTCCTGTGAATCCGTACACCCAGTGGTAGAGCATCGGGTGCGGCAGGTAGACGTTGCCCGACTCGATCACGGGCGAGACGGCCGCGCAGCGCGCCTCCTTCGAGCCATCCGGCTCGATGGCCACCAGTCCCGACACGTGGCTCCGGAGCGTCTGGATGACGGCGGCGCCGTTGGCCTTCTCCTCGACGAGTTTGAGGACGGCCCCGGGCCACTTTTCCGTTACATCCAAGACGGCCTTGAGCGTCTTGGGGAAGTCCATCTTCTCGCGGACCTCGTCGAGGAGAAACCGGTCGGCGAGCTTGCGGCCCCACACCTGGCCGACGACGTAGGCCGAAGCCTTCGTGTCCTTGAATGTCATGTCCCAAGACTGGAGCAGCTCCTCCAAGTCGTCGGGCAGCTCGACGACAGGGCAGTGAAAGGGCGTGCCGTCTTCGAGTTTGGCCTCGACGGGCGGGTACGGCTTGCCGCCCGGCAGGGTCGCCCCTCTGGGTACCCAGTAACGCCACCAGTGGTCTTTCAGCATGCCCCCGCCGGCGGGCGACGGGCGCTGTTGGTGCTGGCCGGCGAAGCCGAAACTCCCGAGCCGCTCCCTCTCCTCCTCGACTACCTCCGTGGGGAAGCGCTTCGGATCGAGCAGCTCTCCCTCTTCGGTACGAGGGTCACTCCAGCCGATCGGAGTCTCGCGGGGGATGTGGTCCGCTTCGGACTCGTAGCGCGCGGGTTCAAACAGCATCGGGATGCAGACGTGAACGACGTTGCGCTTCTTTTTCAGCCAGTGGCCACTGAAGTCGTCCTCGTGCAGCCGCTGTTGGATGCCGATGCGCAGTGAGGTGCGGAGATCGTTGACGCGGTTGTAGATCGTCGAGGTGAACCGGTCGTTCACCGAGGTGCGTATCGTCTCAGAATGCACCTCTTCCGGGTCGTTCGGGTCGTCAATGAAGAGCGCGTCGCCGCGGTCGCCGGTGATCTTCGCCAGGAAGCCGAGCGCCTGGCGAAAGCCGCCGCGCGTGTTCCGGTACAGCCCGACCGCGTTCTGGTCCGGCCGAATCTGCCAGTCGGGTCTGAACGAAGTCTGGTACCACTCGGACTCGATGAGGTCGCGGCAGTAGCCGCTGTCGCGCAGCGCGACGCGCGGGTTGGACGAGAGGAAGATGGCGCGCCACTCGGGCCACTTCAGCCACATCCACGCCGGCGTGCAGACGCTGATGATGCGCGACTTCGCCGAGCCCGGCGGGACGTTGAAGAGGAGGTCCTTGATGCGCTGGACGAAGGGCGGCTCGGGCTCTTCGTCTGGTCTCTCCTCTGTTCGCTCCTGCTCGCGCGCCAGCCAGCGCTGCGCCTCCATCCAGTCCTCTAGCGCGGCCTGAGTGTGGAGCGCAACGCCGTCCATGTGCCAGTTCCAGACCAGAGGCGTCGAGGGCTCCAGGACGTGCCAGCTGTAACGGACGAAGGAGGCGAGGCTACGCCTTGCCTTTTCGGCCCTTACTTCGTCGAGCCCTGGTAATGATTTCGCCGGCGCGCTCAAGGACGTCTAACTCCTCATTATTCAGTTGTGAAAGATCGACCGGGCCGCGGCCCTCGTCGGGCGGGTCTTCCTCGACGAGGACCCGCTGCACGGGCTTACCGTAGAGGTAGGCGGCGAGCGACGTGCGAGCCGCGTGGCGTATCCTGAACGATTCGGCCTCAGTGTCCTCGACCCACAGCTGGAACATGCGGTCGAGGCGGTCCTTCCCGTCCGCCTGAAGGGCCTTCTTCAGCCGCTTCTGAAGGTCGGCCTCGGTCGCCTTGGCCTTGCGGCCGGCGCCGGGGCGCGCGCCGCCGTTTGTTCTCCTCCCGTCTGCCATGACTTCAACGTTTCGCCTGCGGTCAGGTGCCGCGCTCGAAATACCGCTCCAGCAGTCGCGCGGCCGCCCTGTGCCAGCACGGCCGGCGGTTGAGGTATGCCCTGCACTGGCACGCCCGCCCCGCGCTGTAGAGATTGCCCGACGGGCTCAGCACCAGGAGCGCGCCCCCTTCGAAGTACATGTAGGGGTTCTCCTCGATCTGGGCCTTGGCCCTGGCGATGGCCAGCTCCCAGCGCCGGTCGCCGGCGACGCGGTCGAAGGCGGCCTGCGCGACCCTGCCCAGCCTCTCGCCGTCAACGTCCACGTCACACCTTCTTTCCGCAGCCGCACGCGTAAGGCCGCGACTCGAAGGGGGGGGACGGCGGGGCGAAGAGGGGCGGCCGCAGCGCCGCCTCGACGAACTCCCTGCTCTTCCCCGCGCAGTAGTCGGGGCCGTACCGCTGCATGATGTAGACGTTCTCCTCGACGTCGTGGGCCTGCATGCACAGCACCGGCCGGCCGTTCTTTTCGTCGTCGTAGACCTTTTCGCCCTCGCCGTCTACCTTCTGCTCTAAGTGTCCGAGCTCGTGCTCGCCGACGGCGCAGGCGCGCCAGAACCCGCGCTCGAACCACGCCGGGCCGTAAATCCAGATGCGCGCCTGCGGTATCTTCCCGTGGAGGATGCAGAGGCGATCCACCTTGTCCACCACGGCCCAGGGCTTCCCCGAAGGCTTGATTATCTCCGCCTGCCCGACCACCGGGACGCCGCCCTCGACGTAGACCTTGTTCGTCCAGACCGCGACCAGGTCGGCCTTGCGCAGGTGCGCGTGCTCCGGGTTCATCATCGGGGCGTCTTCGTTGATGAACATTCGGCGCAGCCACTCGATGACCTCCGGCGCGTTTTCCATCTCGTAGCCGGGCACGCGCAATTCTTCCGGCGGCAGCGGGTATTCTTCGACGATTTCTAACACCGCCCTCACCCCCCGCCGTGGAATAGCTCGAGCCACTCGGCCTGCGGGACGCGCAGGAACGCGGCGACCGCCTCCGGGTCGAACTGCTTGCCCCCGCCGTGCTCGATCTGGGCGCGCGCGGCGTCGAACGAGCGGGCGCGCCGGTAGACGCGGTCGCTCAGGATCGCGTCTAGCGCGTCGGCCACCTGGAAGCAGCGCGCCGCCGGCGCGATCTCGTACCGCCGGAGGCTCCGGGGGTAGCCCGCGCCGTCCCAGCGCTCGTGGTGCTGCTCGACGACCGTGACGATTGATTCGGGGAAGCCGAGGGAGCGGAGCAGGAGGGCGCCGGCGGCGACGTGACCGCGCATGACGGACTTCTCAGCGGGCGTGTGGGGCCCGGGCTTTCGCAGCACGCGGTCGGGGGTGCCGATCTTACCGATGTCGTGCAGGAGGGCGCCGTACTCGACGGCGCGCAGGTCGTCGCCCGTGAGGGACAACTCGCGCGCCAGGCGCAGCGCGAGGCGCCGCACGCGCGGCGTATGCCCGCCGGTCTCCAGGTCGCGCGTCGTCTGCGCGGCGAGGAGGGCGCGGGTCATCGCTTCGAGGGCCTCTCTCATCCCTTGGCCTCGTAGACCGCCTCGCCCCGCTCCACGGCGAAGACGAGTTCGCAGTCCGGGTTCGGGCACTCGATCTCGCCCGCGACCGTCAACCCCTCGCGCGCCGTCCAGGTCAGGTCGAACTGCGAGAGCGACATCCACTCGCGGCAGCCGGGGCACTCGACGGCAAGGTGATTCATCCGCACGGGTTACCCGCCGAACGCCGCGCGCGCGAGCAACACGATGGCGACGAGGGCCACGACCGTCACGGCGCTCAGCCACGCCAGGGGCGCCCTCCTCAAGGCGCCGACGGCGTGCCCCGCGGCCCACGCGGTCACCCTGCGCGCCGGCTCTTTCCCGTGGTGGGTGCAGTAGGTCAGCAGGCCGATGATGAACGCCGCCTGTCCGGGCGTGATGTGCGCCCAGGCGTCGCCCAGCCTGCCGGAGACGTCGAGCAGCCAGCCCGACGCGTAAGTGACGGCCATCATGAAAGCCGTTGCGAGGAGGCCGCCGCCTGTCATCGGGTGTTCCCTTCCGTCCACTGGTTACTTTCCTAGAGACTCTTCCGGTGCCTGTCCCTGCCGACGACGCCGAGATAGAGGATAAAAAGGGTGCCGAGAGTCGCCTGGGTGGCCGGGGAGATTTCGAAACCGAGGCGCGCGGCGACGAAGGCCACGGCGAGGACGAGGCCCCGGGCCGTCATCCGGCGGTTGAGCCACGCCATCTCGCGCAGCGCGAAGAGCGCGCGCATGAGTTGGTCCAGGGCGGCGCAGAAGAGTTCGTCGAGTTTCTCTTTGACCATAAGTATTCCGGGCGGTCGCGGCCAAGGCACAGGGCGACAGGTCACGTAGGTTGGTCGGCTTCGCCTCGCTATGAGTGCTCGGCGGCCGCTCCCGCCACGCGCGCGAGACTAGACCGGATAGAGTTTTGATTCCGTGAGGGGGGGCGACAGGCGGCGGGACTAGGGGAGGACGTGGAGCGTGCGCGGGGCCTTACCGGTGCGGCGCCACAGGGTGCGCTTCGCGCGGCAGCCTTTAGGCCCGTCCGTCTCCTCGGCCTTGTAGCCGCACTCCACCTCCTCGGCCGTGCCGAGGCTGCGCATGCCTTCGAGGACCTGGAGCACGGCCCACTCGGCGAACCCCGTCGCCTCGCAGATGTCTTCGAGCGACCCGGGCCACTCCAGTGCCTTCCAGACGCCGGCCCCGACGACGTCGGGGCTCTGGTGCGACCGCTTGTGCAGCATCGCCAGGAAGTCGTTGATCTCGATTTTGAGCGTCGGGAATTGTGAGGAGTGGGAGCGGATGAGGTCGGCGAGGCCCGCGGCCTCCGCCTGCTGCGCCGTGAGGCCGGCGCGCGCGGCCTCGCGCTTCGCCTCTTTCTTTTTATGCCGCCAGTTGCGCTTGTACTCGCTGCGCGACGATTCCGGCGTGGGCGAGACCTCTCTGACTGCTACGGACATCCGGTGAGTCCCCTTTAACTCTTGCGGGAGCGGGAGACTCCCTGTCGGGTGGATGACTGACGTTCCCTGCGCTCGGCCGCCCGCTTCCTTGCCGCTTCGCGTTGCAGGGTGATCGCCGTCAGGTAGTTCTGGTACGCGCGCCTGTGGTGCTGCCACAGGTACTCGACCTGCTTCTTCAGCTCGTCGGCCACGTCGTCGGCCGAGCGCGCGAGCGTGACCAGTGCCCCGGAGGCGGTCAGCTCCAGCAGCCTGTCCTCCTGAGCGGGCCTGACGCCGCCGTCCTCGGTCTTCGCCTCGACGACCCAGATGCGGCCCGTGACCGGGATCACGGCCGTGACGTCGGGCCAGCCGGCCGGGTAGACGAGCTGGCGTTCGCCGTTCACGGTCTGGACGGTACTACAGTCGGTGACAGCGACCTGGAAGTGTGCGTCTTGGAGCAGCTTGAGGATCTGCGACCGCACGCCGCCGCGGCCGTTCTCGGCCACCTTCGGCGGGAGGAACTCCGACGGCACGGGCTTCTTGCGCCGTCGGTCATTCGGGAAAAGCCCGCCCCGCTTGTCCACACGCCCTCTCACGAGCGTTTGTATAACATCGGGGATATGGTTGATTCCGTGAGGGGGTGCGACGCGCGGAGCCCTCAGCCGGCCTGCGGCCCGCCTTGGCGCAGCCGGTCAAGGCGTTCCAGAGCCGGTCTGAAGCTCTCGACCATCTCGACGGTGCGGGGCGCGAACGGGTGCAGCTTGCTCCCCCTGTCCTCGGCCGCCTTGACGTGGTGATCGAAGTATTTCACGAAGGCACGCACCTCCGCCTCGACCGCCCGCAACTCCTCCAGTTCGCCCTCTGCCATGCCTCCCTCCCACGCGGCCGGAATTACCCGCATTGTTTTGTAGCAGATTTTCGAGCGGCAGTTGTCACAACGGAGAAAGCCGGCCTCTTCCCAAGTTTTCTTGTCGAAGAGGTTGCGGCGGGCGCACGTAGTGCAGAGGACGAGGGCGGTGAGCGGGTTGCTGGCGAGGTAGGACGCTCTCATGACGGGCAGCTGCGGGAGACGTCTGCCCGGATTATACGGTCAATCGTTCGGAATTACTTCCAAAATAGGAAGAGGGAGGGCGGGTAAAGTTAGAAGGTTTTTTCTAAGCCCGTCGGGAGCGGAGTCCGGGATTGAAAAAAAATTGATTAATCAAATACGACGGTCGGTCAACAGTAGTCAGTAGTCAGTAGTCAGTAGTCAGTAGTCAGTAGTTAGCCCCGTCGGCTGCCACTTCCGCGGGCGCCGTGAGCGGCCCCCACCAAGTGCCTCCCACGACTTCAGAAAGCCGGTGTGGCATCTCGTCGCCCGTGAAGAGGACGACGCTGTCGTCCCCTGACTCGACTCGGACATGACAGACGACCGGGAAACGTCGGATGGCGCCGTCGGCGAGGATGTAATCCTTCACCCAGTAGAACCCCCCCTCGGCAGGTTCGTCCCGGCTCCACCCTTCGAGGTCCTCTTCGAGGTGATCCCCGAGGTGTTTGGTAAGTACGTCGTAGAGGTACAGGTTATCCGGCCAGTCGTTGTCGCCGAATTGGGCGCACAGGCCGCGCAGCACGCCGACGGCCTCCTGCCGCTCGATGAGCCAGTTGAGTTCCTTCGTCTCGCCCTCATGATCGAAATGCGAGCGGACATGTCTGAGCACTGACAGGTAGGCGCGGCGTTCGCCCTCAATGTAGCCACGTTCGTATTCTTCCTGCTCACCTTCCCGACTCATCGCTGTCCCCCGATTTCATTGTTTGCCGGAAAATACGGCGTTGATTGTGTAGTAAGTGAACACGACGAGCATCAACCGCAAGTCAACCGTAAGGCCACAGGCACCGGCGACGGCGAACGTCAATATCCAAGCCGCGATGGGGACAACAAACCGCCTTAAGAAAATCCCCATCGCGCTTGGCCCAGCTGCCTCCCGCGACTCACTCAAATTTCACGCTCCAACTTTTCATGCGCACACCTGGCGACGCCCTTGTCGAAGCCCTCCGGGTACCACATCCCCGTGCCGAAGCAGTCCGGGCACTTCGAGAAGTCCCCCGTAACGGCCTTTGCGGGCGCCAGGCGCCCCTCGGAGGCGCTTTCCGCCTCGACCTGGCGCTTATCCTTCTTCCACAGCCTACGGCGCAGGTGCTCGGTCAGGAACGCCGGCACGCTGGAGACGGTCGTACGCCCGGCCGCGATCTTCAGCTCGGTGACGAGCAGCTCCGCGAGCTGTTCCCAGCGCTCGGCCTCGGCCGCGGACGAGTCCCTGCCGGTCACTTCCCTCACGGCCTGCTTCAGGCGCGCGAGAAATCGGGCGTAAGCCTCATCATCATCATGCTCAGTATTTGTCTTAAAAGAAGTCTTAGACCCGTCGTAAGTCGTTGAGCCGTCTGCCGATGAACCTGGGGCACCCCCCGCAATTTCTGCCCCCGGTGCCCCCGGCAGTTTCTGCACCGGGTGCCCGGGGCAGTCGGCCTGCGGGGGGCTGGTCAGTTGCAGGGGGGTGCCTTCACGGTCAAACGGAAGATTCACCTCCTCAGGAAGGTAGACAAAATACTCGTTGCCTTCCTGCGCGCCGGAATTCACCTTGCGGTCGACGAGGCCGACGTGCATCAGGTGGCGCAGGTTGACGCGCAGCGTGTTGTCTGAGCCTACGTTGGCCCCGCGCATAATCTCGGCCGAGGTCAGCAGCGCCGACCTGCGCGGCGTGATGGCGCCCCGGGTCCGCGAGTAGAGGTAGTCGTAGATGTCGCGCGACTTGCCCCGGAAGAGACCGTGCCTGAGGACATCACGCAGGATGGAGTTCGGCGTCTTCGTGAAGTCACGTTGGGGAGATACGTCTCCGGCCACGGGCGTCTGCTTACCCCCTGCACTTGCACTGCGGGGGGCAGTCTGCCTGCGGGGGGCGGCAGTTTTGCCGGGAGCAGGTGGTGTGCCCCCGGCAAATGCACTGCGGGGGGTAGATGAGCTGCGGGGGGCAATGTTGTTGCGGGGGGCAGATGTGTCGCCCCCCGCAGATGCATTGCCGGGGGCAGGTTGACTGCCGGGGGCAGGCGAGTTGCGGGGGGGGTCTGCTTCGGCCGCATTCGTTTCAGAATCGTCGGCCTCCTCGGAGAAGGGAACTCGGCCCGAGAGTCTCCCGAGCACGCGCCTCACGGACTCCTGGTCATGTTCGCTCACCCGGACGGGTTCGATACTAAACTTGAGCTTGCGCCTGCTGTTCGGCTGGTCGTTCGACACGGCGGATGATCTCCTTAGCGAGGTCTTCGTACGCGCGGTGGGCCTTGCTCCCGTGCGCGTAATCGAGAATCGTCTGGTGGCTGGCCGACGCCTCGACGAGCGTCGCCGTGTAGGGGATTGGCGTCTCGAGCGTGAGGTCTTCAAAATCCTTCTGCACCTGGGCGAGGACTTCGCGGTTCACGTTGACGTTCGCCCGGTGGAGGGTGGCCAGCGCGAAAACGATCAGCTTCGGGTTCGACTCGTCCACGACCTCGTTGAGGATGGCCGTCAGTCGCCTGATCGCCTCGTAGGCGAACCAGTTGGTCTGGATGGCGATCAGGACGTGCGTCGCCGCGCAGAAGGCGTTGACGGTCGTCACCCCCAGGTTCGGCGCGCAGTCGATGATGACGTAGTCGAAATCTCCCTGCACCTGCTTCAGGCAGCGCTGGAGGCGGGTCTCGCGGTTGATCGCGTTGTGGAGCTTGAGGTCCATCTCGGCCAGCGCGATGTGGCCCGGCGCGAGCTGGAGGTTCGGCGAGACCGGGATGATGATCTTGGCGAAGTCCGGCGTCTTCTCGGCGATCAACGCGTAGGAGCTGGCGGCCTCGTCCTCCGGGTTGGCCTGGCCGAGGTGGTCGGTGGCGTTGGCCTGCGGGTCCAGGTCGATAAGCAGCACGCGCTGGCCCATCCGCGCCAGGCAGGCCGCGAGGTTCACGGCCGTCGTCGTCTTGCCGACGCCGCCCTTCTGGTTGGCTATCGCGATGGTGATGATGGGGACACCCTCCTTCCGGGGGCGCTCACTTCGCGCCGTTTTTACCAGCCTTGGATTTGTCCGAGGGTCTGCCGACGGTGCGATTCTCGACCAGTTTCAGGTCCTCGGCACGGATCATGTACGCGCGTCCGAACGGTTCGGCGGGCAGGCGGCCTGCGCGGATCAGCACCCGGACGCGTGACGGCGTGACGTGCAAGCGTTCGGCGGCCTGCTCGGTAGTTAGCAGTTCCATGCCGGACTTTATACCTCACGGGAAATTATTCCGCAAGTAAAATATTTCGTTGACAAACTAGCGCGCAAGCGAGATAATTACTCGTCTTCGGGAATTAACAGCAGGGAAGGGGATCGAGATGCGCGCCAACAGCCAGGAACACGTCGAGCGGTGCGAGGCGGCCACGACCCCGGCCTCACAGTGCAGGTGCAGGTGTGGCGGACGCTGTCACGGCCGCCGCCTCGTCGCCGACGGCGCGGGCAGGGAAGCGTTCGAGGCTTTGCCGACGGAGGATCCTCATCACCTTCAGACCGCGGCCGAGCGGCGCGCCGTGGGGAGGGAAGCTCGCGGGCGGAAGCGGCTGGAGAGACTCACGCGCGACCGCCGGGCTCACATCGAGGAGGTGCGGAGGCGCAGCCCGCGCCACGCGGCGGAGCTCGAAGCGAGGTGGTTCGCCGCGGCCTGACCTGCCACGTCTGATAAAGTCCTTGACATACTCAAGTAGTTAAACAACACAAAGTCCTTTAGGTTTGGTTAGTCACTGTCGTATGGCTGCTGTATGCGCCCAATGCGGGGAGGAGATCGGCTACGCCGACCGGGGCCGTCTCGATTACCGGGGCGAGCCTATTTGCCTGCGGTGTGACCGGGAGTTGCTACAGGAGGAGACGGCCGACGAGTCGCGGCCGAAGGCGGAAGGCGGGGAAGAGAGGAGCGAAAATAGTTCTTGACAGGATGGCATCCATCCTGTATCTTATCCCCGTTGACAACGAAATGAGCCCGCCGGGGCGGCGACCCCGCCGGGCTCTCGACCACAACTCACACCGGTTAAGGAGATTGAGTCATGGCCACCACGAATCATACCACGTCGGGCATCAGCGTCGAGCAGGTCGGGCAGCGCCTCTACGTGACGGGCAACACCTACGCGGTCAAGGACGCGCTCAAGGCGGCCGGGTGCCACTGGGACGGCGAGCGCCGCCAGTGGTGGATCGGCGCGGCGAAGCGCTCCCGGATCGAGAGCCTGATCGCCAAGCCGATGCCCGCCTCTCAGGACGTGGCAGCCGAACGCCTGGAGCGTGACCGCGAGAACATCATCGGCCGCGCCGAGTACGACGGCCACAGCTACTACCTCGTCGGCGAGGGCTCAAATGACCGCGGCGCGTGGGTCCGCCTCATGTTCCGCGACGGCTCCAAGACTTTTTTCAAACCCGCCTCCGAGGCGCGCGTCACGAAGCGCTACGGCAAGCCGCAGACGCTCGACGGCCTGCGTGAGTACGCCGAGCGCATGAAGCGCGAGGCGGCGGGCGGCCCGTGCGAGTGCTGGTGCCACCGCTCTCACCACTGCACCTGCGGCAGCGGCTTCTGCTCCTTCCACCACGACGGCTGCGACTCCTGCGGCTGCGAGAATTAAGGGGGGTTGGCACGATGAGCGCATACAGAGTCGAGCAGCACAACCTGGACGGGCGCGGGTGGAAGGGCGCCCGCGTCTACCCGATGCCTCCCGCCGCGCTGAAGATGTACCCGGACGGCGCGCCACACCCGACCGCGAAAGACTACTGGACAGCCGTGACGGACGTGCCTTGCCCGTCGGCGTGCGGCGGCACCGTCCGCTGGGCCGAGGCCGGCTACGTCCCCGGCTACCGCATCTGCGACGTGTGCGGCAAGCACTTCCTCGCCCGCGGGACAAAAGAGGCGCCGACGCTGGTGCGCGTCGGCAGGAGGCGGTCATGAACGCACGCAGGCTCGCGGAGTACGGCGGCTGCCTCCTGCCCGACGGCGTCCTCCAGATGCGCGACCCCCACGACAACGCGCGTCACCGATACCAATACGCGCGCATCCGTGGTGTGCCGAGCCGCCGCACGCTGCCGGCGTCAGGCGACTACGACCCGCCCGCACGGTGGGAGCCGCTGGACCTGACCAGGCTCCTCGCTTGCGCCGGCACGTACCACCCCATCCTCGATTATTTCGGTCATGACCAGACTTTCACGCCGCGGCGGCGGCGCTCAAGGTGAGTCCGATGGATTACCCGAAGCTGCCCGCCGCGGAGGTCGTCCTGCGGCGGGAGAAATTAGGTCTGTCGGTCAAAGGCATCTGCCGCGCGGTGCGCGTCTCGGAGGCCACGTGGAAGCGGTGGGAGCGTGTGGATTCCGCGCCCGCGTTCGTGCACTTCCTCCTGGCCTATCTGGAGGCACGGCCCGGCGCCGACGTCCCCAAAGCCGCGCCGCGCGCGCCCGGCGACGACGAGGCCCGCTTCCGCGAGAAAGTGGCCGCGGGGGAGGGCGGCTGTCTGCTGTGGACTGCCGGCGGGCGCTTCAAGCTGCGCGGCGAGAACGTCCGCCCGCGTAAGGCGGCGTGGTTTTTCGCCCGCGGCGAGGTCCCCGACAGGGATGTGCTGACGACGTGCGGGAATGCGGACTGCGTAGCGGCCGAGCACCTCCACCTCGGCAAGCAGACCGGCCGGCACCGGGGGATAGAGGCGGGCGTCAAATCGGCCATCCTGCTCGAGCTGCGTCAGGGTAAGTCAGGGGCGGACCTGGCCAGGAAATACAGGGTGAGTCCGGGGACGATTTCCGCGCTGAAAAAATTGGTGCAGCGAACCGAGGATAAATAGATGAGTCAACATCAGGGGAAACAGATGCGGCTGCGGCCTGAGACCGAGGGCCTCGTCGCGCGCCGCCGCCCGGAGCTGCTGGAGCACGGCGCCGCGTACGCCGTCCACGTGCTCCTCCACGAGGCGCTGGGCGCGCCGCCGCCGCCGACCCCGAGCGAGATCAAGGCCGCGGCGGCACAGCGTCAGCAGGAGCAGGCCCGTCGCGGTCGGCGGTCCCGACGCCTTCCTCCCGCTCCAGCCGGCTGAGATACTCGAAGACCTCCGCGCCTTCCTCTTCACTGCGCAGCGGGTGCGCCTGGTCGGCGTCCCGTGCCCCCAGCATTCGCGCCGCCCAGTAGTCGCGCTTCAGACCCCGCCAGTAGGCGACGCGCTCCAGGAAGTAATTGATGTGCGCCTGCTGCCTCTCGTTCATGCCCATCCCCCGACTCCTAAGGATAGCGCATCCTGGTTCGGTGAACAGGGGACTGACCTCCCGTCCACGAGGTATCCCGCGCCGGCGCAGGTCTCACACTCGCGCCACCGCCCCAGCCGCACGAACCTGCCGTGAGAGCCCGCCACGCCCGGCGGGTGGAATTCGCCCCCGGTCTGGCACGCCCCGCGGCAGGTCGGGCAGACGCCCATCCGCGACCGCAGCAGCGTCAGCTCGTCGTAGACGGGGTGCGCGCCGAAGTTGCGCCGCTCCGGGACGCCCAGGCGCTCACAGGCCACGTCGTAGGCCAGCGCCGCGTCGCGGTCGTCGTTCCACCACCCGAGCTTATATCGTTTGGTGCGCACCTCAATCTCGGCGCGGTACCTGCCCTTGCGGCGGTCCCAGTGGACGCCGCGGTAAATCGAGGTGTGGACGATGGCGTATTTCTCGCCGAGCCTGCTCCTGTCAGTCATCTTCTATCACGGCCAGGCCGAGCCCCCACGGCGGCGCGCCGGCGGCGAACAGGACTTGGTCATACTCCTCCTCGGTGAAGCTGCCGCAGCCCCATAAGCCCACCAGCGCCGCGCGGTCGGCGAGCTTGTCGGGCCAGTAGTCGCCGCGCACCCTCCGGAGAGTGATGTAGCCGACCTCGTAGATGTACTGGATTTCAGCCTGAGACATGGGAGGGGAACTCAATCAACCTCACGCTCTCGATGCCGCGGTCGTCCACGATTTTGACGGCGACGCGCCCGTGGCTGCCGACGGTGAAGGGGAGAGACACGGTGCCTCGATAGGCTTCGATTTTCTCCTCGTCAATCTCAGCCTTCAGATTTTTAGCCAGGCGGGACCATCCGTCCTTTTCGCCTGCCATCGGGAAGAAGACCTGATGAGGGAAGAGGCTGCGGCCGTCGTAGTTCGTGTCGAGCATCCAGACGGCGATGCGGTTGGTGCCGCCGGATTCGATAGCACCCTCCTTGACGTTGTAATAATCGAACCCGAGAACCTCGACCTGAAACTGTTTCTCGCCCTTGCCGTTCTCCCCGGCCTCACGCAACTCGACGTCCGGCTGTCCCACGAGCCAGAAGCTCTCGTTGCCCCTCCGCCCCTTCTTTAAGTCGTCGGTGAACAGGTCAGGGTTCATGACCACCTGTAATAAAGTCAGGTCCTGGAAGCCATCGAACTCGGCGATAAACTGGGACGTCACCGGGTCGTAGTCCAGGGCGACGAAAATCAGGAAGCCCGGCCGGGGTGCCAGCGTCAGGGCTTCCGCCAGCGCGGTCTGTGCCTGCTCGACGCCGAGCGAGTAGGCTGCGCTTCCGTCTTCCACGCGCTGAGCATTACTCTCACCGCCGACGCTCTCGACGAGCGCACGGACTATCTTTTCTGCCTCTCTCATACCCACTCTCCTTCGGTCATAATAAAACGTTATCCGACGCTGGAAATTGAGAGGTTTGGAAAAGAAAAATATTGCTAGTACGGTCTAAGTTCGTTACCATGAACAAATGTAAGCACATTTGTTCATGGATAAGTGCTATGAGAAAGAAAGGCGATGCGTCGAGAGGTCTCAGCAGGCTGAACACTACATTGCCGAAGAAGAAGCCATTCGGCAAGCGGCTATATACTGTGCCGGAGCTTCTTAGGCTGACTGGTATGACCAGAAGGCAAGCCTCGTACTGGGATAAAACCGGCCTCCTTAACCCCACGTTGCGGCGTTCGGATGCGCCGACCGGTAAGCCGTCCTCCTTCTACTCTGCCGTGGACGTGATCAAAGCCTTAATCGTGTGTCACCTGCGGCGGTCGGGTTTCACACCCAGCCAGGTGCAGAAGGTAGCGCGTAATCTGGAGGAGCACAAGATCCGGTTGGACGCCCCCGAAACCTACCTCCTGACCGACGGATACTCGGTCTACTATGCGAATAGTAATAATGAGGTGGTTGACATCCACAAGCACAACGGGCAGATGCTGCTTTTAGTCCCGATTCATGAGCAGGTCGAGAAGCTCCGAAAGGCGGCCTAAAGCATGCCGAATCTCGCTCGCAACTTAGACGCATCCTCGCCCGGCGACCGTCCTCACGTCACCGACACGCCGATAGACTACAGCGTCCCTTACAGGTCCCGCATCAAGGGCGCCTCAAGGCACTTCGGATTTTCCCCGTTCTTTGCTAAGAAGCCGTGGCCCGTCATACAAGAGTACATCAAGCATTACACCTCCCCGGGCGAACTCGTGTGCGACCCCTTCTCGGGCAGCGGCGTGACGCCCGTCGAGGCGCTCGTACTCGGTAGGCGTACGGTCGCGAGCGACATAAATCCGTTTGCAAGGTTCATAACGCGCATGACCGCCGTGGCGCCGGTCGATGTAGCCGCCTTGCGCGCCTCTTTCGATGAGGTGCGTGCCGCCGCCCTGGCACCCATCGAAGCTTTGGATCACATGTCGGACGCGGAGGTGGCCGGCCTGCTCCTCAGGCTGGACTACCCGCGCGATCCAATCCCACAGTCCGTGCGTGGTGCCGGCGGCGCCGAGACGATTAATGAGCTTCATACACCGCGGCAGCTGGCGGGCCTGAGCATTCTTCGGGGAGCAATCGAGCAGACGAAAGATCATCTGCTGCGCGAACTGCTCATGATGGCGCTGGCGAACACGGTCCGTTACTGCAACAGGACGTACATACTCCCCTTCGATAAGGGTAAGCGCCGCTCCCCTTACCGGGGTGACGCAGGCGTCTTCCGCCGGTTCAGTTACTCACCAGCTTCCGAGGCCCTATTTTATGAGCTGCTGGTTTGGCCGACCTTCGACCGCATGTTTAAGAACGTGTTGGAGGCGAAACAGGAGACCAATAAGCTAATAGGTGAGCGTTACAGTGAACGAAACATCACATTCGCGGACGTGCCGGCAAGACGCATCCACGAGGTCACGGGGGAGGGGACTGTAGATTACTGCTTCACCGACCCGCCGTACTCCAACCGCATCCACTTCGTTGATTTATCGGCGCTGTGGGCCGCGTGGCTGAGGCTTGACATTACTACGGAGACCCGGCGCGACGAGTTGCTGATCGGCGGGTCGGAGTCTAAAACACGGCAGCAGTTTGAGCAGGAGTTCGCCGCGTCGATGGAAGCCATTGCGCGGGCGCTAAAACCCGACCGCTGGTTCACCCTCGTCTACAAACATCGCGACTTGAGCCTGTGGCAGAGCATCGTGGCGGCCTGTGAGCGGAGCGGGCTGCGCTATGTCAACGCCGTCTGGCAGGACCTTAAAATCACTTCGACCAGGCAGCGGGAGAATCCGAATATCAACCCGAGCGGGGACATGTATCTTAACTTCCGCAAGATGTCCCAGCGTAAATTCGACCGCCTCTACCCGCGTGCCGTCGTGCTCGACATGCCGACTCAACCCAACTACGTTGAGAAGGAAATCGAGCGCCTGATAGTCTCTTATCTGGGGGCGGACATCAAAATAATTGTTTCCGGGGTGATCCAGCAGATTCTCGACAGCCGGGCCTTCAGGAATTACCGCGAGAACCCCGCGGAGTTAACAGAAGATATTCAAAAACTTTTGGAAACGCCGCGCTTCGCTATCTGGCAGCTCGATAAAGACGCCAGCTCCTGGGTCATGAATCCCGGGAGCACGCTCGATCCCAGTTTGCCGACCATCGACCGCGCCCGTTATTACGTCTTCGAGTTTTTGAGAGAGCAGGGTGAGGCGAAGGAGGGCGATGTCCACAGGCACCTCCTGACAAGGTTTTCTGAAGCGCCGGACGTGCAGATGGGGGCGGTCGACGTGTCGGCGCTCCTCCGTCACGTCGGGACGGTGGTGGCGCCGCGCCGCTGGCGATTCGAGCCTAAGAAGGTAACTCTCTACAAGCAGCTTAGACTCTTCTTCCAGCGCTCAAGGGCTGACGAGATCCGCGACAAGGTAGAGGATAAGGAGGCCGCGAAGAGCGGTCTCCTGCTTCCTGATTACGAGGGGATTACCCTCCTCCTTGATCGTCTGCGCCAGGTTAACGCCGCGAATGATGAGTTTGAGAGGCAGTCAGGCGGGCTTCTGGAGGTGCTCAAAACCGCCCTACAGAGTCTGACCGATTTTTTTGAGGATAAGATAGAAAAGGTTCTCGCCGTCGGAGAGTGGGCGCGGCACGGGCTAGATTTACGTAACCTGCCGTTCGAGGAAGTAGTAATACAGATCGTCCTGCGTTCGGAGGAACGCTCTTTCGCACTCTACCGGGAGATCGCCGAGAAGGTCTTCAGTCAGCTGGCAGACGAAGAGATACTTCTCCAGTTCACTCTGCTCACACCCTCAGAATGGCGGCGGGCAGTAGCCTCCGCAAAAAAAAGCCAGCGGGAGGAGGACCTTGGCGTTCTGTTGTTAGACCGTATATGACGACACCTCCCGCAGGCCCCCTTCACCCAGAGCGAAAGTGGTACGGCCTAGCCTTGCGTCACCTGCGCATGGCTTCGCTTCTACTGACTTCTTACCCCGACGGTGCCTTCTTCCACTGCTATCACGCTTATGAATGCGCCGTGAGTGCTCTCATCGCCGCCCGCGGCTATCCTGTACCGCCCGAGGGAAGGGCTCATTATATAAACGCGAGCGGTAAAAAAGTTCATTACTACCCGTCACCAACCAGACAAATTACTGAACTCTCCTCTCATAAGGCCAAAATCTTACTATTCAATGATCTGGCGGACAGAACTAAACCCTACTTCTCGATTCACTCTACGTTAAGCCGTTTCATAACTGTTGTCGCCAGGAATGATGCCTTGTACTACAACGAAACATTGAACCTCCTACCCCAAAATAGGGTAACAACGTCGGACGCCCTTGCAGCTTATCGTGAAGTCAGGAAATTCGCGCTTGAGATTTGGAAGGAGATTCGATAATAGGTTCTATCACTTAAAGTCTATTAGAAGGATCTAAAAGTGGGAAAGAGGAAGGAAAGAAAGCCTGAGCTCACGGCGCCGACGGCGGAGGAGTTCATGCGCTGCCAAGCCCCGCTCCGCCGGGGGCAGTTCACCTCACACCCCTATATGCTAATGCAGGAGAAGGGCGCGCGCGCCCTCATGAACCAGTTTGCTGGTGCTTGCTCGTCGCCTGTGCCGGCCTACACCGCACAGCTCGCGACTGCCCTCCGCCGTATTTTCGTGGGACGTCGCCAGGTCGTCGTAGAGTGGGGGGCGATGCGCAGGGATGAGATATGGGCTCCCGGGACTCGGCGCCGGATCATGTACGCGCCGGAGGTCGATCTCGCGATAGGCCCCTTCGCCACCCTCCGGGGCTACGTGACCGCGTACGACCGGATGGCCGACAGGCATGCGGAAATGCTCGAGGCGATGCTGCGGGCCTTCCAGAGAAACCTGCGCAGTTTCGGAAGCAGTTTCTCGTCGCCCGACTTGGAAAGCCTGTGCTCGCATAACCTGAACGCTCGCTGCTTTATGGCGGTGGAGATCGAGAGGGCCAACGCGAAACTCAAGTACTTGATTGGGAGTATGACTAACGCCGCCACCTTGGGCAGGGTGGGCGTCGTCGTGGCCTGGGACTGGGTCAGGATGAATGACCTATTACGTGCCCGGGAGTACTTAGCGGAGATGGGCGCGGTGGGCAAGAACACCTTGAGCACCCAGAACGTTCTCATTCTGGGCCGGAACCAGGCGTTGCGGGTCGCGACGAATTTCGCGGACGTTCTGCTGACATCTCCCCCGTGTCGCCCTGCAACTCACAGTTTCTCCCGATTACCTCGACCGTCTCGACGTTGACAAAGCGGCACATCCTGAAATATGCGACGCTGCACCCATTCTAAGTGCCATCGTTCACTGGCATGAACTGGGCGCAGGGTGACGTGTTTCCGCGCCGCATTTGAGGCAAGGGCGGCTAAGTCCAACAGCGGAGGCCCGGGGGAGAGAAGTTCACTGTTGAGGATGCCGCCAACCCGTGATATAAACCCGGCTACACGGGGGCGGGCGCTGGATGTGTCCGCCCCAGCGCCGCCGCTGAAGGGCGAAGGCGACGCCGGGGGGGGCGATGCCCCCCCAGCCGGGATGCAATGAGCTAAGACGTAAGAGACTATGTGGCCGTCCGCTCTCGCTCCAGCCGCGGCAGGTACTCTACGACTTCCGTTGCCTCCTTCTCCGTCCGTAGCGGATGCGCCTCGTCGGCGTCCCTAGCGGCGAGCAGCCTCGCGGTCGACTGGACAGGCCTACGCCCTTTCCAGTATTCGAGGCGCTCAAGGTAATAGGCGATGTTGGCCTGCTGTCGCTCGTTCATCTCGTCACCGTCGTCGGCGGCTTCAGCACCAGGTCACATGCTTTCTGTAGTCCCTCCTTGTCTTAGCGTGATCCGTATTGGCACCACCACTAATTGTGTTGGGACGCAATTTTCGACGATCTTGAAATAGCTGCTACGTTCGGTGACGGCTTGTTACCCCCGGTGACATCGGCGGGAAAAGGGCCGCCACAACATCTTGTATGAGGGGTCTCGAATCGGGCCCCGTTTTCATTATCAGGCCGGATAATGTCTTTTATGTGATCTTGGTTTTTTTCCTATCGGCTGTGCCGAGTGACGTGATATAAGCTGCTTCGATTCAAGCAGTCTCCGCTATTACTGTTCCTTACTTCTACAGTTAAAGAAAAGCAGAGTGCGAACGTGCGCACAGGGTTCTAATTTCTCGCGAAAGGGTTGAAGAGCATATGGCAATCGCAACTATCACGATTCGGCAGTTGCTACAAAGAATTACGGATGGTGAAATCCGTATCCCCGCTTTCCAACGCGAGTTCGTTTGGGAACCAGACCGCGTTCAATTCCTCATGGATAGTATCTTCAAAGGCTATCCGATAGGGACTGTTCTTTTCTGGCGAACCAAAGAAAAGTTATCTTATGATCGTGATCTTGGTCCTTTTACGCTGCCGGAGCCCAAGAAAGAGTACCCGATTGATTACGTCTTGGACGGCCAGCAGCGTCTAACCTCGATCTTCTCTACATTTCAGATAGACCTAAAACAGAATCCGGCGACTCATGTCAAATGGGTTAACATCTACTTTGACCTTTCGGCGTCTGCCAGCGCGCAGGACTCACAGTTCGTTGCCCTCGAACCCGCCGACGTAAAACCAAACCATGTCCCGCTCAGAATACTTTTCGACGTCACCGAGTTCGGCAAATTTACGCGGACAGTTAAGGACGAAGATCAATTGAGGGCAATTGATCAGTTGCAAGCGCTGTTCAAGGAGGCGGTAATTCCTGTCGAAACCGTCGAGACGGAGGAGCACTCGAAAATCGCGATCATTTTTGAGCGCATCAATCGGGGCGGTGTGCCGTTAGATACCTATCAACTCCTCTCTGCTTGGACGTGGAGCGGCGACTTCGACCTCAGAACGAAATTTGATGAGCTCGCCACTGAGCTAGATGAGGTAGGCTTCAACGACCTGCGTGATGACCCCGACTTGCTACTCAAGTGCTGTGCGGCTGTTGTAAGAAACGATGCCTCAGCCCGCGCAATTGTTGACCTGAAGGGCTCGGAAGTGCGCGATTCTTTCCCCGTCTTTCGGCGCGGGCTCTTGGGTGCTATCGAGTTCTTACGTCGGGACTGTGGCGTGGCGTCGCTTAAAATCCTTCCGTATAAGTCAATGATTATCCCGCTATCTCGATGCTTTGCAACGGATAAGGCGGCGGGGTTCCACCCAGACGCAAAGCAGCGCGCGGCCCTTCGGCATTGGTTCTGGCATAGCAGCTTCTCGCGGCGATACTCGAACAGCGTTGATAACGCTATCGCACAGGATATGGCAGCGATCCTGCAACTACTTGCCGGCAACACAACAGAGCTTGAGAAGCGTCATTTCACAGTGACGCCAGAATACTTTACCGACAACGTATTCGCGCTGACCTCTGTGAATACTAAGGTGTTTATCCTGCTCTTGGCTCAGGCGAAACCAAAATCATTCCTTTCAGCGGCCGACGTCGACCTTGATGAGGTTCTCATGACGTGTAATCGAACCGAGTTTCATCACGTCTTCCCGAAAAACTATTTAGCAACGAAGGAAGGGGTTACGGACAAAGCCGAGCAATTTATGCTTGCGAATTTCGCCTTCCTTTCTCAGAAAGACAATCGAAGTATCCAAGACAAGGCGCCCTCCGATTACGTGAAGATGATGCCTCCCGCAAGCGTTGATGACATACTTCGCTCAGCCTTAATCCCAAAGGGGGGCCTTTTGGTGAAGTACGGGGATTTCATCAAGGAGCGTGCGCAACTGCTCGCGGACACAGCAAACTCACTTCTTGCATAACTTGTAGGCGTGTAGATTGCGCGCGTATGTGCGAGAGGTTCACTACCAGCGTCACTTACACGGGGTACAAATTGGCAGATGTGATCTTTCCTTAGGAGGACCCAATGAAGAAGACAGCTTCCAGCATCACTATCGCGGCACTGGTCGGTTTAGTTATCGGGATATTGATTGCAACTGGCAGAGGTGGGGCGTTAGCTCAAAACCCAATTGGCAGCGGGAATTTAGGTAGTCACCATAAGGACTTTAGTATTAGTGTCCCCTCAGAAGGGTTGTGGACACCGAACCTACCTGTGGTTGATAGGCCAGTACATATCAACGGAACTGTCACCGGATTTACGATTAATGGGCAAGTGCAGCCGACAATGTTATTTTCTGGAACAGTCGTAAAGGATTCTGTGACTGGCTATGTAAGACTTATTTCATCTTCAATTGATACCGTGAGCGCGCTTAGTGGTGACGGCACCATCATTGTCTCTTGGCATTCTTCTGATGTCAGTGACGCAGCTTTACAGGTAGTTGCTAGCACAAGTGCGGGCGAAGTGTACTCTCCGGTTACTTACCACGTCAGTATGTGGTATTAACCTGTGGATATAAGGAGTTGAGCAATCCCTGGAATCTGTCATACTAAAAGTACAAACCAAATCCCCTCACAAAATTGAGTATCCCCGACCCCGAAATCTGGTTAACGGTAGACGAAGAAGCCGAACTAGAAGAATTAAGACAGCAGAATGGATACCATTCGCAGTGGAAGTGTGGCTCTCCTCTGACTGAGAAGTTCGTCCACAAAAGACACGCCAAGATAAAGATATACCTCTGTCAGATACACCAAGCGAGAGTCACATTTGAGCTAGTCGCTGACTTTTGCAACAAAGCTCCCAACAGACGTAATATATATTATCGGACGTTGTGAATACCTGCGAATTAACAAGATTTCCTTATGCCCTGTCGGCATACGGGGACGGCGGAATCCCGAGGACGGCGAACGCCAGGAACTGGGCCAGGTCTGAGCGGTAAGCCGTTTCAGTCTTCCGCCGGCGCCCGTACGTAGTGCAGTAGCCGGTTAGAAACTCGCCGATGGCCTCATTTAATTTCATCCCAAACCTCCCTTTACCGGCGCGGAGACCTCGGCCTTTAGGCCGGGGAGGAAGCGCCCCGCGCCGGTAGCCCCCAAGTTCCGCTGCCGTTCTCTCCACGCCTGACTCTGCGCCCTGAGATAATCCAGACAGGCCCGACAGTGGCGAGCCGGAAAGCGGCGGCTAGTCGAGAAACGCCGCTCGCGGCAGATGGGACGCCCGCCGCATCGCGCGCAACTATTACTCTCCGCGCGCTCTAACCTCGCGCGCTTGTGCGCGAGCGATTCGTCTTCCGCGCACGAGTCGCAGAGGACGCGCCCCGGCCGCGCCGGTTGCTTGCAATTTCCGCCGACGCACAGACCTTTAGCCCTACGCCTGCGGTACCCGTTTTTGCTAGGCACGTTCTACCCTCTCGATAACTGCCGCCCTTAGCTCCGCGTACTTTTGTCGGGCCACGGCCTCACGGCGGCGCATCTCCTCAATAAGCACGTCCTTCGGGAAGACGTTCGCTGAGTGCTCGGCGGCGAGAGCGTTCTCGTACGCCCTGACGAACTCGGCCGCGAGCCGCGCTACCTCTTTAATGTTCACAATTAGGACTCCCCATCTGCCGCACGAACTCCGTCGAGCAGTCGGAGCAGAGGAAAGCCTGCGCCTCTACGGAGACAAGCAAGTCACCACTCAGGGCGAGCAAGTCTTCGTCGGAAAATACCCACGGGACGCCACACCGGGGGCACCGGGCTTTGATTTCGACCGAAATTTCCGCACCCATCTCTCACCTCCGTAACAGACTTGAGAAGCCTCCCGCGTTTCAACGCGGGGAGTGTTCACCAAACTACCTCACGTTATAGCGGCGCGGAGACGCCGCCTTTTAAGGCGGTGAGGAGCGCCCACCGCCGATAGGTGTCAAGGCTCGCAGGCGCCTAACACCCGCTCAGCCCGCTCGACGGCCAAGCGCAGAGCCTCGGTACGGTCGCGGGCTCGTATATACCCCTCGCCTAAGTTGGCGTCGCCTCCCGGTACGTGGAGGTCGGCGTACCAGTAACCGCCCTCCGGGCCGACAAGGGAGAGGCACAGGCCGTGCTCGCTAATGAGCCGGTCGGCGGAAGCCAGCGCGTCGGCCATCGAGCCCGACTTGACGGCGGCCAACTCTTCCGCCGTCAAGGTGACTACTTTCCCCCTGCCGCGCCCGACGCGCGCCGACACCGTCCCGTCGTCCCAGACCTTTACGATGGTGTGGGTAGCGCCGCGCAGCCTGAATGTATTGCCCTCCTGCATGATTCGCTCCTTTCAGCACGCTGCCGCTCCCTCCACGCTTGGCCCTGCGCCCTGAGATAATCAAGGCACGGCTGACAGTGGCGCAGACCGTCAACAGGTGGACGCTTGCCGCACCGGGCACACATCCCCTTCAGCGCGCGTATATCCCGCATCCCCGCCATTTCTAACAACTGGATTTTCGCGCATCCGCGGCAGAGCGCCTTCCCCCGCCGCCCGAATCACCTGAGCGCCCTGAAGGCGCTGACGGCGCCGGCGACGGCCAGGGCGACCAGGGCTAGGCCCCCGATGACTATCCAGACGGCGAACGTCTCCAGACAGCCCGACCCCGCGCGCGTCGCCTCGACCTGGTTGTAATCCCTCAGCCTCTTCCGCGCCGGCCGCGCGTCAGTCCGACCGCCGTCGGGCCAGCCAAAGTTTCTCCTCGCCATGCGTCACGCCCTCCCCGGCGTCCCGTTTAGCCAAAGCCGCCGCCCGTCACACGATTCCCGCGCGGGCGAGTTCCTCCGCCGTGAAGGCGTCCAGCACGGCCGGCATCAGCTCACGCGGGTGTGCCTCGTAAGCCTTCTTCATCCCGCGCCCCGCCAACGCCACCTCCTTCACGGCGGCCAGCGCCGCGGCGCCGCGGCGGTAGAGCGTCGGGTCGAGGACGGGGCCCGCCGATTCGGCCTCGGCGATCCTTTCCAGGAAGCCCTGGAAGTCGAGCCCCTGCACCTCGACTGCGAGGCGCATCAATTTGCGCTGGGTCTGCCGGTATTCGTCATCGGTCATCCGCATCAGCCACCCCCCGAATTGAAAAAAAATTGATTAATCAATCCCCGCCCCCGACTGCCGCCCTGATCGCCGCGGCCAGTTCCGCCCGCGTCGCACGTTCCGGGGCCGCGGCCCCGTGCGCGAGGGCGAGCGCCAGCAGCTCCGCGCGCGGCCGCGCCTCCAGCGGGGCGAGCCGCGGCCGCCCGCCGCGGCCCTTCTTACCCTTTCGGCGCGCGCGTCGCGGCCTGGGCTTGAGCGGCGCCGGCGGGACGCGCTTGAGTTCGGCGAGCCGGCGGGCGGCCTCGCGCTTGGCCTCCTCGCGCCGCCGGTCGTAGCGGGTCGTCGTCGAGAGCTGCTCGTGGCGGGCGAACGCCTGCACCTTCAGCGCGTCGGCGCCGCGCTCCAGCAGGTGCGTGACGGCCGAGCGGCGCAGGTCGTGCGGCGTGCACGGACGCAGCCCCGCCTCACGAGCGCGGCGCTCGACGAGTTTGTAGACGGCATCGCCCGAGAGCTTTCGGACGGCGCCGGCGCCGTCCCGGATGCGGCCGCCGCGCCACACCGAGCAGAAGAGCGAGCCCGGACGCCGACCCCGCCGCCTCAGCCATCGCCCGAGCGCCAGGCGCGCCTGCTTCGCCTCCACGTAGACGAACTCCTCCTTGGCGCCTTTACCCATGACGCGGAGGCGGTTGTCTCGCTGGCGCCAGTCGTCGGGCTCCAGCCGGCAGACCTCGTCACGCCGCAGGCCGACGTAATAGAGGAGAGACAGCAGCGCCAGGTCGCGCGCGCCCGCGGGGCTGCGGTCGCGCGCGCAGACGCGGGAGAGCTCCGCGATCTCCTCCTCGCGGAGGGCCCGGCCCGCCGGCGCCGACTTCCCCCGCACGCCCTCCACCTCACAGATGGCGGCGCAGGTCTCGGCCGACATCAGGTCGGGCCGGACGCGGCGCTGCGTGCGCGCCACGCCCCGCAGGTGTGAGAGAAGCAGGTTGACCGACGGGGGCGCCGCCCCGGTCTCTATCAGCAGCCCGCGGGCCGCGAGCACGTGGGCCGGGCTGAGCTCGGCCCAGGGGAAGGAGTCCACCGTGTGCCCGAAGAACGAGGTGAATTTTGTGAGGCGCGCGGCCGTCGAGCGCCGGGCCGAGGCGGACAATCCTGAGAGGAAAAGGCGCGCGGAATTGCCGAGCGCCGAGGGCGGAAAAAGGGCTACTTTTTGCGGGGCGAATTCCGGCAGGAGCCCGGGGGCGGCCGCGGGCGGGGCCGCGGGCGCTAATTTGAGCGCCGCGGCTGATTTAGGGCCGCCCCGACCGCCCCCCGGAATACTATTGTGTTTACCCTTTCTCACTAATAGTCCAAGTCGATTAAGGGACCCGAAAATGAGACCTAAACAACTCGGCCGGGAGCCCAGATTCCCACCCGTGCCAGAGGCCGTCGCCGCGGTCGTGACCGTCGAAAGAATCGAGCCGTGAGAGCCTGCCGGTGCGGACGACGATGTAGAGCGTGGCGTGCGCGAGGTACAGGTTCGTCCGCCCGGCGTCTGTCAGCCGCCCCAGCCGCTCGCCTAACCTCTCGACGTAGAGCCGCGCCGGCCCTTCGCCGAAGAACGCGCGCAGCCGCTCTTTGTTGTCGCCCTCGACGAGGAGGCTCACGACGTAGACCATCGCCGTCAGTTCCTCCGGAGGTGCCCCGCTATCTCCCGCGCCTGCTCGCGGCTGACAGGGGACAAGACGGCCCCCTTCAGGCGGAGGATTTTGCGCGAGGACGGCGCGACCCAGACCGCGGCGCCGCAGTCGGCGCACGCCCCCCTGGTCGAACCGCCGACGACTACGCCGGGGCGCGCGTCAGAGACGCGGAGGGCGCCGACTACCGTCTCGTTTTTCATCTGTCTTTGCTCCTCTTCGCGTGGCGGTCGAGTACGGCCATCTCAACCCCCTACAGGCGTTGTCGCCTTCAGGTGGCGGGCGCGCGCGGCCGTGTAAGGCTCGTGCGTGTAGCCGCGGCCGCCCTGCGTCTGGTGGAAACGCCGGAAGTGCTCCCCGCACATCACCGCGAAGCCCGGGCCGGGGTCGAGGACGACGATCTTCTCCGCCGCACTCTTGCAGGGGTCTTCGCGGCCCCACCGCCGCCAGAGCTGGTCGCAGCGGCCGTCGGGCTCCTTGTCGTTCGGCGCGGCCCGGTACTCATCAAAGTGCATTCTTCACCTCAGTCGGTTGGGGCGCCGTGTCTCGCTCGACGACCCACTCCTCATTCCCGATCCGGATCGGGAGCCCGGCGGCGAGCCCCTCGGCGAGCGCGGCCAGGAAGACCCTCTCGCAGTCGTTCATGGCCGTGGCCGTCATCCGCGAGCACTTCTCCCTCACGTCCTCTTTGCGCCCGGCAGTGGACCGCTTGACGTGCATCCCCGACCCCCTTCAGGCCGCCCCCGGCTCGTGCGAGTCGCAGACCTCCGGCTCGACCGTCGGCGGCGGAGGCGAGCATCCGGGTTCGCCGCCCAAATCGTCGAGGCGGTTGTTAAGGTCACTGACGCACGAATCGACGAGCTTGCGGAAGCCCGCGCAGACCGGGAACCCCAGGGGCACGCCGCGCTCGTCCCGCGGCGGCCGGTAGTCCGGCGGCCCCTTCGGCCCTGTCGGCATGCCCTGGTGACAGAAGAAGACGGGGACGCGCCCGCCCTCGCCCGAGAGGTAGTAGTCGAGTTCCTCGTGGATCGTCGCCATCTTCGACGGGTAGGTCTCGTGGAACTCCTTCATCTCGGGGCTCCCGGGCCGGAAGGCGCAGTCGTGACAGCGACTCCGGCGGAACCCCAGCCCGACGACGAGCGCGCAGGCAGCCATCACGCGTCCGCTCAACTCCTCCAGCGCTTCCGCCGCCCTCCCCCGGTCGAACTCTTCTTCGCCCATCACTCACCCCCTGCGGCGCCGGCGGCCCGCGCCGGATTCGGCCGCGTCGCCGGGTGCTCCGACTCCTGCACCCTCACGAGCTGGAAGAGCGGCATGGCGGTCGGCTCCAGCTCGTTGCGCAGGTGCGTGTAGACGTCGTAGAAGCCGCAGCGGCCCTCGGCGCCGGGTGCGGCGTGCTCGGGGCGCGGCCACACCTTACAGACCCCCGGCCTCGACGAGTAGATCGTGCAGTGGCGCGCGTCCAGGTCGAGGAAGACGCACGCCTTGCCGAAGATGGGGTCGGGCTTCTTGGCGAGCGTCGAGCCGTCGGTGGTGTAGCGCCGCTTGAACTCGGCCGGCCCCACGTTCAGCCGGAGCGAGAGGCGCGCCACCTCGACGGCCGTCAACAACACCTCGTAGACGTTCGAGCAGCAGAACGCCACGCAGTCCGCGCAGTCGAATTTCTTCCCGCCTTCCATTCATCTCCCCCGCGTCGGAACGATAAAGATAAGCGGGCGCGCCTCCCTATTTACTTGAGGGCCGGGACGCGCCCGCCGCTTTTTGATTCTCCGGCCCTCAAGCTGTCAGTGCCGGCTCGACTTCCGCCAAGGGCGAGCCGTGGGCACTGAATATGGTTTTCCGCGTTTCGTACGGAGCATAGATAGCTTCGTAGCAATCAACACAGAACTTCGGATAATGGCAGTGTGCCCCTTCGGCCAGACAGCGACGGTCGAGTAGTCCCACCGTGTCGTACCCGCAGCCGGTGTCGCCCTCGCAATCGCACACCAACAGGCGTTCGCACCAGTAGCAGAGGTACTTACAAACTTTCGCCCCCGGGGGCGCGAAGATGCGAAGCCCCGGTGTGGCTTCAGGCTCGCACCGTCCGGCCGGCCCTCTTACCTCGCTCATCGAGCACCTCCGGTCTCGGCGGGCAGAACGAGCTGAGCGTCCCGCCGCCAGTTCACCCTCTCGACGGCCTCCCGCCACTGGTCAGGCGTGGAAGTGTCAATCGCCTCGTAGGTCGAGAGCGTGCCGTCGGGAGAGACCAGCGCCCGCAGCTCGTCGCAGAACGGCTTGATCTGCCCCGCCGCCGCGAGGTCCCTCCTCAACTTTTCGAATCTGCTCAGCAGCCAGTCGTTCATCCGGGCACCCGGATCAGGAAAGCTTCACGGTCATCGCGCCAGCCCGTTCGGCGGTCGAACCTCATCGTTCTTGGAAGGTCAACGGATACGGAGCACGTAACCATGCTCTCGTCCACTCGGATAACCTCGGCCGGGAAGGTGGAAGCTTGGATCGCTTCGCCCGGCGGCACGACCATCAACAACCGGTCACCCCTCACGACCTTCATCGGCATGACTTCTCCCCTCCATTTTCTTCGGACAGCGGCATTGTTTCCGTTCGACCAGCCGACGGTGATACCTCGCCCCCTCGGCGTTCAGACTCAACCGACTTCGCCCTCCGTCGGCCTGCGTGTCGAACCAGAGCGCACGGTGAGAATCGTTCGTCAGGGCGTGCGCGGCCTGGAGGCTCAGGCCCTCGTTGCGGTGGTGCAGCACATCCACCAGGCGCGCCCGCTCCTCGGTCACGACGAGGAGGCCGCCTTCGTTTCGGGCCAGCCAACAAACCGCCTCACGGTAGCTTGTCAACATCGCCCTCGACCTCGACGCGGTACCGGCGGTCATTCGCGTGCTCGTCGGCGCGCTGGTTGTCCCTCGACGGCTGTGGGCCTCCGAAGCCACAGAGCCGGAGCCAGAGGGTGACGTAATCACGCGCCGGCCTAACGTCACTGTCACTCACGAGAATCGCCATCAACGCCCCTCCCCGTTCGCGCGCCGCGACCCGGCCGCGTCTTCTTCCGCCTCGAAGTTCCCCTCCGTCACATCCGCCCCGACTCCGGGCAGGGCCGGCTGCGCCTGCCGCCTTAGCTCCTCCCATTTGCCGAGGACGTAAGTCAGGTAGTCCTCGCTCGCGTTCCCCTCGACCATCTCATCGACGGCGCCGACGCAGTAGGCCAGCGAGTTGATGCGGGTCCTGCCGCTCGCGCGGGTTTTCGCGCGGTATGCCGAGACCACGATGCCGAGCTGGACGTGATGCAGTGGGTGGTGTGAGAGTGCGGCGGCAACCCTCCGGTCGGAGTCACGAACATCGTTGCCGATGACCTCGACGTAGAAGTCGAGAATCGCCGCTGATGATGAAGTATCCTCATCATCATCAGGTTGACTAAGATGTTCACTATAAGGACTCGCCGACTGAATTCCGGATTTTTCCGGAATTGAATTCCGGATTTTTTCCGGAATTCGCCCGCCCCCGCCCCCGCCCAATTCCGGATTTTTTCCGGAATTCGCGCGCCCGATCTCCACCACCTTCGGAGGCTTGAATCCGACGAGGAGGTCAACGGCGCGCCTCCCCAGCCGTTCGATCCAACCCTTCTCGACCAGCTCGCATTTGAGGTCGGAGACGTGCTTATAAGTGCGGTGCAGCTTGGCGGCGAGATACCCGACCGAAGGATCGCAACGGCCGGTCGCGCGGTTGCGGTGCTTGCAGTAAAGCTCATAGAGATCGAACGCCCCACTCGACAGTTCCGCCCGACGGCGGAACGCCTCATCCGGTACGGCCGCGTAGGCTGGCGCCAAGCGTGGTCTCCTGGTCCCCTGGGAATAGAAAGTCGTTAATTAGGAATCGAATAAAGCAGCCCGGCCACCGGAGGTTCACCGCCCCAGAGCAGGACCGGATTACCCTCTGCGTCGAAAGTCGCCGTGGCGACAGGCACAAGGGCGCCGCCCGCCATCTCCAACCCGGCCTGGGCCGAAGCGGCGCCGCGGGAGACCCAAACGTTAGCCGCCCGCATCACTTCCCTCGCAATCAGCACCCGCGCCATCGCCCAGCAAGGCTTCCCCATCAGGCCCGCCTCACACGTGCACGAGAGCATGCCCGGCAACTCGGGGTCGTCGAGCTGAACCTTGTGATCCTTCTCGCCGCGGGTGTGTGACGGGACGCGGTAGGTGCAGGAGTCGCAGGCTACGACTTGAACGTCGAGCAGCTGGCGGGCCTTAGAGAATTGATTGCCCGTCACGTCTCCGACTGGTATCATTGGCATGGTTGATTTCCTTTTCTCCGGTGAGAGCAGCCACTCTCACCACCCCTTAACCCGAGACCGAATAGAGGCCGCGCGGATGCTTGCTACATCCGGGCGGCTTCACTGTTTCGTAAAGACTTCCCTCCCCCGGGCGGCGGCCGCCCCCCGGCCGCCGCCCCACGACAGCGTGCGAAAGGCCGGGGAGAATCATGCCTTCGCCGCCCACCGCGGCGGGTCGCCCCTTCGACGAGCCGCCGCGATATCGATAAATTTTCAAATCTCGGCGCGAATCTGAAATTGATTGCCCGACCCGGGCGCGGGTGCTATCATCCCGCACCTACCTCAGAGAGTAGTATTTCAAGGGGTAGTAAGCGGGGCGGACTCGCCGGCCTCGATGAGTTGAGTAGTGAGTTCACGGCCGACGTACTCAGCGAACGCCTTATTCACTGCCGGGAGACGCTTGCGCCGGTTGATGACGTTCGAGAGATCACTCTTGTCGCAATTTATGGCCGGTGCCACCCTCGCGGGCTTGATGCCGAGGATCTCTAAAATAATCTTTGTCTCTTTTTCGCTTATCATGTACTCTAAGCCACTCCAACAAGTTGGTAGACGCCAAAATATCCATTCCGGAAAATCCTGTCAAGAGGAGAATTTCGATTTGGGAAAATCGGAAGAAGAAGCCTCGGAATTCATGAAAGCATTTACCCGGCGGGTGAAGAAGGCTTATGGAGGCCGTCAGCAGAAGGAAATAGCCGAAAATTTGAAGATTAAAGACGCGCGCCTGTCTAAGGTGCTAGGAGGTAGGGTAAAGGGCTTCGAGGACAGCGCTCAGTTAATAATTTCCATTTCGGAAAATACAGGATGTTCGACAGATTGGTTATTGAAAGAGAAGGGTGAGGAACCCGTCAACATCCTCAAGTTCCTCGACCCTACAGTTCGAGAGACGATTGAGGTGATCGCAGGCATTGAGGGGAAAGAGCCTCAAGAATTGATTGCGGGCCTAGTGAGTAATGCGCTTGAGGCGCTTGCCGCTCACATGATAAGCATGCGTCGCGAACTACGTCCGACGGAGATCCGAAAGTTAAAGGCTTTGTTGAAGCTGGTGGCAGTAGATGTTATAGCCGAGGCGCCGCCAGTCACTAAAAAACGGAGCTCTGGTTAGCTCTTACCCCGCCTGTCGCGAATCCTCTTCACCTTCGATGAAGCTTGCTTGACGATTCCCCGATGTGGGCGGGCGTATACTCTTGTGCGTTCTTCGCGCAGTTCAGAGTGCCTGTTGTTGACGATGTATCGCAGCGTGTCATATTCGACGCCGAGCCTTATCGCGGCCTCCTTTATCTGCTTGTTAGAGTCTCGGAGTGCACACCTGATTATTTCCTTCTCCAGCAAATTTACGGGGTCTTCCAGATTGAGGCCAGTGTCAAGGCAGGCGGGTGCGCATAGCTCCTCCAGCACCTTCATAACGACGACTGCCGCCGCCGAGCGGCCGACGTAATTCGACGCCTCCTCCTCTGCCTCTCCAAAGGCTACGTGCGCTTCGCGGCGGCGTCCCTGGCGGGCCAGTGCCGTGCCCAGGCACGTTAGCGCTTCCACCAGCAGAGCCTTCTCGTCCCCTGCCCGCAGCGTGTTCACCGCCGCGCGAGCCGCGCTCTCTGCCCCGCCGTAATCACCCACCTCGACCAGCACGCGCGAGAGCGTTTCATTGGCCTCTGCGACGCCACGCTGATTTGATTCCGCTTCGAAAAGTGAGATTGCCTGACGGGTGTGCTCTACCGCTTCGGGGAATGCCCCAAGCTCATAGAACATGACGCCGAGACTGGTCTCAACGATTGCCAGCCGAGAGGTGTCGCGCGCCTTCTCCAAGCATTCTTTGGCTGCGTCGTACTGTGAGAGTGCTACATCGATGTGGCCGAGTTTCCGAAGTGTGACCGCCCAGTTGTAATGGAACACACCCTTGAGACGCAGCGGCACATCATCCCCTTCAAATAGCGGCGCTGAACTCTCGTGCAACCGCAGCGCCTCATCCAGCGCGCCCGCGGCGCGCTCGACGGTAGTCAACATGGCGATGGCGCTCAACGCCAGCTCCCCACCAGGAGAAAGATTCCCGAGCACGCAATTCAGAATGACCCTCGCCTCGTCGTATGACGCCTTCCGTAAATAGGCGTGGGACATGCCTATTTCTGCCTCGGCTTGACGCTCAGTCAGTCCCAAGTCTTCAAACGTCCGCGCGCACTCCGATAGAAGGTCGAGGGCCAAGTCCTGCGCGCCCTCGACCGGCCGGGCGCTCCCGAGCCAGCTCGTCAGACATCCGACGCGTAGCTTGACCTCTACCGCCTCGCGCTCATTCAACCCTTCAAGTATCGGCCTCTCGCCGACTTCCGGCCACCAGTCGGACAGAAGCTCGCGCGCCTCCTCGTAACGCCCGGCCTGCTCCAGAGCTCGCGCCCTATCGCAGCATCCAGAGACGTCCCCCAATCCGGCTGTTTGTTGACGCTTCTCTCCCCGCATCTCTATTATGTGGCTCGCGTTACGGCCGTTAGAAAAAAACTTCTAAGTCCTACCAACTCATAACCGAACAGTAAGGAGTCAGAAATGACGATCAAGAGACTAACCACCCTGGTACTGCTGATGTGTCTGTTCGCGGGGACGGTTCGAGCTGGCGACCCAATTATGCCACCGATGCCGGAGCCGACGCCTGTGACACAGCCGTCCGTCATCGAGCCGGTACCGGAACCGCCCGCCCAGACGCTCGCCGAGGCCACACTTCCTGCGGACCTCGTGGAGATCATAGGCTCGGTCATCACCAATCTGCTCGCGGCTCTGTAATACACGCCGCATTTTTCGGGGAGTTCTGAAGTTTGGCTGCCAGTTCACATTACGTGTTGGTGGCAAGGGAGATGTGTGCGTGCGTACTGAACAAGATGCTCCTCCGAGACTATTTGGCAGCTAGTAAGACCCGGCGGAAGCGCGGCGAATCTAACACGCCCCAATTTAAAACCTCAAGCACTAAGGCCCTCGGCCTTGCACGGGCGAAATACTATTCTCTGGCACACTACCTGTCAAGGCAGTATCTCACGGAACCATCCCTATGGTAGAGTGCGCGGCATGTCGGTATACACTTTTGCCGTGCGCGAGTTGGCCGCAGCACACGGCGATACCACATTTTACCGTCTGGCTAGGCGGCTGAAGATAACCGATTCACGTGCCAGGCAGCTCTGGGGCGGCGTGACGAGAATGCAGTTAGACACCATCGCCCTTCTCTGCGACGCCTACGGCTGTACGCCGAACGACTTCATCAAGCCGGTCGCCAATGGCGGTAAGCCCGCGCGCCCCAGGTCACGCAAAGGGACGTAATCATTTCCGCCAGGCCGCGAGCGCCCCAACATCCTCAATGGAAGGCCCCGTCGCCAAGTCTCGTTGTAATCCCGGGTGATCTTTGTTAGTGATTGTACCAGTCCCCGGGATCGACGCCGGAGACCACCTGCCCGGCACGCACCGACACTCTCACGGGCTCATGCGAAGAACATATTTCGGCGCCCCGCCCCTCCTCCCTGCGGACACACCTGACATACTCGGAATAATATGCTCGATACCTGCGCTGTGAGGGTGACGACCCCTTGTTATCTTCTGCATCATAGGGGAGGGTGGTGAATATAAAGTAACTACCCGGCGGCACCCTCAGCTCGAAGGTGAGATCATACCGTCTATCCCTGTCGTTCGTCCGTTGACACGTCACACTCGCGGTTCTCAGGTCTTCTGCGCAAACTACCAGTTCCGGGGGGATGCCCTCACTTGGGTAAGACAATTCCCCCTTTATGACGGCGATACGGCCGGTCGGGTTACGGCGCTGAAGCTGCACCTGGCCGCTGAGGAGGCCGAAGAAAATTAAGATTAGTAAGACGGGCGACGGGACGAGTCCGGCCTGACGTGTCATGCCGCGGGATGCTAACAGACGAGGCCGTGCCGGTGGAAGCTTCTCGCCCGGGCTGGGGCGTGCTCACCCTCACTAAACTTCTGAAGAACGAGTTCACCCAGATAAAATATCTGACGTTCCCTGAGTTGTTCGGGTGGACGACGTCGGCTCCCGCGCCTCGTTGCTGATATACTTTGCGCCCTCAGCAACGTGTGGAGTGATTTAAGACTGGTCACCGCTACTCACAGTTCGAGACCTTACGCCCCGGAGAAGAAGATGAGTGAGGATGTCTGCCGCGTCTGCGACAACGGCACCAGCAACAAGCTCCACCGCGCCCGCGAGATGCTCCAGGGCACCCGTGACGAATTCGACTACATCGAGTGCGCCTCCTGCGGCACCTTGCAGATCCGAGAGGTGCCCGAGTTGGGGCCGTATTACGCGGGAGCCGGAGGGGCGGCTTATTACTCCATGCGGACGTCAGGGGTGGACTCGACGGCGGGCGGCGGGCTGAAGAGAAAACTCTTGCGCAGTGCGGGCACGTTCCTCAGGCGGCGGGTGGTGAGCTACTACGGCGGCCGCCGCCGTCGTTTCGGGGAGCTACGTCACCCGCTGGGCAGGCTCCTGGCCGGCCGCGGGTGGCGCGCCGTGTCGGGCTTACCCGAATTCCTGCGGGACGCTCCCGTCGACCTGGGGTTCAGCGCCGCCGACGGGGTCCTCGACGTAGGGTCGGGGACAGGCGACACACTCCTGTGGCTCCGCTACTTCGGCTTCCGCGACCTGGTGGGGATAGACCCCTTCCTTGAAAAGGACGTCGAATTCGAGAACGGCGTGCGATTGCTGAAGGCGGAGCTGTCGGACTTGAGCCGGCTGTTCGGGCTCGTGCTGGCGAGCCATTCGCTCGAACACTTACCGGACACGCGCCAAGCGCTCCGCGACATCCATCGACTCCTGGAGCCCGGGCACTACGCGGTCGTCCGCATCCCCCTTCTGGCGCGAGCGTGGCGCGAGTACGGGGTGAACTGGGTCCAGATGGACGCGCCCCGCCACCTCTTTCTTTTCACCGCCGAAACCTTCAAGGCGCTGGCTGAGGAGGGCGGCTTCGCCGTAGACGCGGTCGTTTACGACTCGACGGGCTTCCAATTTTGGGGAAGTGAACAATATTTGCGAGACATACCACTTACTACGGACGTGCGCTCGCACTTTATCAACCCGACGAACTCGGTCTTCACCGCCGAAGAGATCGCGGCCTTCGAGGCTCGCGCCGCGGAGCTGAACAGGGCGGGCGAGGGCGACCAGGCAGTCTTTTATCTGCGGAAAATTTAG